AACTGCCTACGGATTAGCACATCATATCATGGAACATAATTTCAAGATTGCGAGTGTGGTGTTAGGTGCGGTATTTCGCAGAGCATTTGACGATAAATACAGGATCATATAGAATACGTATATGGAGAAACACACTATGAATCGCAACACTGTTACTGTTCCTGTGGTTAAGGCTCGTAATCCGCTGGTTGCGGCCACACTTTTTCGCAAGGCGGGACAACACCGCAAGAGCAATAAGAGTCTCCGTAAACAGGAGAATCAACGATTGCGAGATTTTCGCATCTAACAAACGGCCCTAGAGGCCGTTTTTTTATAGGTTGTTTATAAATCGTAGTGCTGTATTGCTATTAACGAAGTAACGAATTTGTAAATCACCGTCAAATACATCATAGACTATGATACAGCATACCCCATTAAGATGAGATAATTGAAAATATAAACCACCTGGCGTAAAGTTTTTATAGGTCTTCATCCTCTTTATTTAGTAGCATATATCATTCAGATGATTCACCTCTAAATAACATTGATAAACTGGAGACTCCAATGAAAAAAGCAATAATATGCGTTGGGTTTGCTATTTATTCAATGACCGCCATGGCGCAAACAGTTTACGACTCTACATCAAAGGTAGATACTGTAAATCAATCAACAAGTACTGTTAATAGCAACAACACGAATAACAACAATAACGTCAACACCACGACGGTAAACAGTATTAATAGAAATGAAAATATTAATACTTCTACTAATGTTAATACTAACAATGGTCATACAACCAGCGAAAATACTAATATTAATCAGAACACAAGTACCAATACTAATATAAATGTAGGTAATTCAACATCTACCCAAACTTCTACTTCTACAAATAAGAATGATAATTATAACGCCAGTGATATAAATCAAAAGATAGTACAGCCGCCGCCAACTGCGATTGCTCCTAGTATGATGAGTGGTGGCAATGCTGATTTGTGTACAGTTGGCGTAAGTGGTGCCGTACAAACACAAATATTGGGTATCAGTGCTGGTAGAACTCAGCGAGATTTAAATTGTGAGCGTTTAAAGTTAAGCAAGACCATGTACGATATGGGCATGAAAGTTGCCGCAGTTAGTATTCTGTGTCAGGATCGACGTGTATTTGATGCGATGTTATCAGCAGGAACACCTTGTCCATATGATGGCAAAATAGGCGAAACTGCTAAACAATTATGGGAAACTAACCCTGATAGAGTACCACAAGCGGATAAGGATAAAGGAAATGCTGTATCGTTTGGTATTAGCACTGTTGTTAGCGATTTGCTATCCCGCCTTTTCAACTGAACTGCCTGATAGTAGATCTAACAATTACCAAATTGTTGATATAAGATCCACTGGTGCGGCATTAAGTTTAAGCGACGATAGTGTAAGCGGTAATATTCCATTGGGATTTAGTTTTGACTTATTCGGAAAAACGTTTGATTCCGTATGGGTCTCAAATAATGGAGTTATAAGCTTTACTAATGGTGGCATAAGTGGTTATGATGGTGCGCCACTTAATACGTTAAGTTCTACATATAACTACGCATTGTTTCCGTTGTGGACCGATCTAATTAACACTGATGCTAACAATCCACATTATCGTTTAGATAGTGGCACTGCTATATTTGGTTGGTATGGCGCCAGTGAATATGCCGACAGAAGTAAACGTAGCACTTTTGAAGTTCAATTATGGAATGATAGTTCATTTCAGTTTAGATATGAAAGTGTGAATGTATCAAACTCAGCATTTACTATTGGGTATACTGGAGATATTTCTGCGGGAGAATATACTCAGTGGGCTCGTCATCCCGGTGGACCATACACTGGTGGTAATTTTGGTTTCTATTCAAGTCCTATAGATCAATGTGCTATAAATCCATTATACAGTGTAGATTGTCCTGGTTATTCAGAGGCATATACAAATCAACAGTGTAGTATAAATCCTTTATATAGTAGTTCATGCGTTGGGTATGAAGCGGCGCTTTTAGAACAAAATTGCGGTTTTAATCCACTCTACAGTATTCAATGTCCTGGTTATGCTGCTGCTATATTTGAGCAAAATTGTAGTAAAGATCCTCTTTACAGTTCACAGTGTCCTGGATATATGGTAGCATTTGGTCAGCAAATTGCTAAGTCACAAACTACCGCGGTATCAGAAACTCCGCAGAATACAGTAGTAATTGTGGAAGATCCTACAAAAACAGAAACAAACACTGATGTCGGAGGAGTTGAGTTATCTACGTCAGGTGAAATTGTGGTATCTAATGATATTCCAGAAGTCGTCAGATCAGCAGAAAGATCAAAACAAACTTCTGTTGTAGGCAAAGGGTTAGATCCACGAATATTAGATATTGTAAAAAATATCTTAAAAACTGAAAGTGAAACTATAGGTTCTGTATTTGATACTATAAATTATTCAATAATGGAAAGTACACGTTTTGAAAGAAATTATGTGATATCTGATATAGATACGATTAGCACTACAGAAACAAACAATACTGGTAATAGACAACAATTATTTGCCTTAGCATCTGGATCCAGTAGCAATACTGTACCAGGAGATACTACCGAAAGAAGGTCAGAAAGAACATTCAACACTTCTTCGCAAGTATCTGAATTAGGAGAAGGTGCTAATTTTGCTGATTTAACAGCAGTTACGCCAGGATTTAATACGTATACAAATATTCAATTACGTGATGCGCCATTTTATCCAGAAAAAGAAATATATCGTGGGCAAGTAAATGTAGATAATGCGCGTGCTCAACGATTGCTAAATGGAGCCAGCGATATAACACATCAACGAATGATTGAACAACAATATAATTTAGGAAATTAAAAGGAGTTGATGATGTCTGAAAAAGATTTAGGCCAAGGTTTAGAAAACTTTGAAAACGAAGTAGAAGAACTTAAAAACAAAGAGTTTAGAATATTTGGAATAAAAGTAACTGCTATCACAATTACCGCTGCATTTACTTTATTAAGTACGATTATAGGCGGCCTTTATGGTGCGTTTGTTGTATATCAAGATTATATGAATATGAAACAGGCCATCCAGGAATATGTTGCGCCTGATTTGAGTGAAATTAATGAAAGATTAAGTGTTCTTCAAAAACAGATGGAAGGCACGAAATCATCGGTGATGCAGTCCACGGATTACACTAATGAAATCAAAAATGATTTGAAATCAGATATACGTCGCCTAGAAGGTGTTGTAGAAAATTTAGAAAGATCTACCAAGCAAAGTCAGCGTGATGTGGACGAAACGGTAAAAATTGTCAATAAGGACATGAACAAGTTAGAACGTGATACCGCAACAGAACTTAGATCCATACGTGCCGAGGTGGACAGCAAAATCAAAAAAGCCCTAGATAATCCGTTGGCAGGAAAATAACAAAACCGCTTGACACAAAACCATACCACTGCTACAATGTGCCTATGTTGAGTTGATTAAGACTCTGCGTGGGAAGCACAAGTGGTATGGGCACCGTTCTCATAAAGCGGAGGCAGTCGGTTCGAATCCGACCCCACGCACCAAACATATCAATACTGGAGTTAATATCATGAAACAAAAAACATTTGAAAACATGGTAACGCATGAACAATACATTTGTCCGAATACCCGAGATATTCGTGTGATTGATAATGTGGAGTATCTACCAGTTCAAAAGGTTAATTCTCCTCGTATTGTTTTGATGCGTCGTGATGCGCTTAAGCCTGTGGTTCTTGACAAGAAGGTATAAATCTATGAATTTTTGGGGTTATCATCTAATGCTTGATTGTAGTGGCTGCAATCAAAATGTATCCGATCGTGAATCAATTTATAATTTCAATTCTGAATTGATTGAACGCATTGATATGATCGCCAGTGGCGAACCTATCATCAAGCATCTATTGCCTGGCGACCCTAAACAGGGTTACAGTTTGATGCAACTAATTACAACTAGTAATATCTGTGCTCACTTCATGGATCACGGCGGTACAGCATATATTGATATCTTTTCCTGTAAAGAATTTGATATTGAAGCAGCCAAAGAAATTGTATCAAAGTATTTTGCTCCAGCAAAAATGCGAACTATGTATGTAATTCGTCACGCTGATTGAGATCAAAATGTCTTTTGATAAAGTTTTAATTTTCGGCAAAGGAAAAGTAGGAACTGCTACTCAAGAAATACTTAATATTGACGTAGATTTTGTAGATAAACCAAAAAACATTGATGTATCTGATATATCAATTTACGATCTAGCAATTATATGTGTGCCATCGTTAACTCGTGGTCATAATGATTACTTAGAAGTAAATCAATGTTTAGACAGATTAAAAGATAATTTTGATGGGTTGATTGCGTTACGCTCAACCGTATCTCCGAACTATTTACGAGAGATCAGTGAGAAGTATAGTAATTTAAATATCATTTACTTCCCTGAGTTCTTAAAACAAAGAAGTTATGAAACTAACACTACACCTTGGATTACAGTTTTAGGTGGGAATTTAGAGTTAACAGAGCCATTTTCAAAATGGCTGCTTGACCGTAATTATGGCTCAAAAGAACTAGTACATTTAGTTTCATTAGAAGAAAGTGCTTTGATAAAACTGTTTCAAAATGCTGGGTTAGCACTTAAAGTAACATACGCTAATGTTATGTTTGAAGCATGTAAAATGTTTGAAGCAAATTTTGAAAAGGTAAAGTTTGGAGTAGGTTCAGACAAAAGAATTGGCATGGATCATTTAAATGTGCCAGGAGAAGATGGGTTTGGATTCGGTGGACATTGTTTGCCGAAAGACCTGAACTGTTTATCTCATGTGTATGATCATGCTGATTTTTGGTCAACCGTTATCGCAGCAAATCAATCTTTTCTTAAGAAAAACAACCAAAATACTTGAATTATAATAAGATGTCTAATATAATAGACGCATAGACAAATAAGGCTAGGCACAGCAACCAATAATAATGGAGGACTGGGGTAACCCTGTCGAGGTGAGTTTCGATTTCTCACTTGAATCAAAAAGTAGAAAACTAGCCTGTTAAAGTTAGTGAATGCTAACAGCAACCAAAAAAATCAAACCGTAACTTTGAAAAAACGCATTCAGAAAGGAAATCAAAAATGAACACATTCGTTGAAGCAATCAAGGAACAAGAAGTTCGTACCGCTAACGGTATGAAGGCCCGTAAGACTACTGCTAACGCTGTAGTAGACTTTTTCTACAATGTAGGCGCAAGTCGTGGGAAGAACATCATCCCACAATTCGTAGCCGCACTGACCGAAGATCGTGAACTAGCACTTCGTGTGGCACTATGGAGTCGTGATGTCCGTAGTGGCGCAGGTGAACGCCAACTATTTCGTGATATGTTGGTGTATCTGGAAAAGCATGATCCTGCAAGTGCAGAGCGCCTATTGGCTAAGATCCCAGAACTGGGCCGTTTTGATGACCTATTCGTCTTCAAGACTCCAGATTTGAAGTCAAAGGCTTACACTCTGCTGGGTAATCATCTGCGTGAACGAAATGGTCTCGCAGCAAAGTGGACTCCACGTAAGGGACCAGTTGCTAATGAACTCCGTGCTTTCTTCGGTATGAGCCCAAAGCAATATCGTAAGAGTTTGGTAGAAATGACCAAGGTAGTAGAAAGCCAGATGTGTGCTGGTGATTGGGATAACATCAATTTCAGTCATGTGCCAAGTCAGGCTAGCCGTATTTACAAGAAGGCTTTTAATCGTCATACCACTAAGTTCGCAGAATATGTGGCTAAGTTGGTAAGCGGTGATAAGTCTGTAAAGGTAAACGCTGGTGCTATCTTTCCGCATGATGTCTTGAAGGGTCAAATCAGTGCTTATGGTCCACAGAAGTTGAATAAGACTGAACTAGATCATCTAGTGGCACAATGGGATGCGTTGCCTAACTATGTTGGTGATGCTAACATTCTACCACTGGTAGATGTAAGTGGATCGATGCAATGCCCAGCAGGAAAGAATACCAGTGTGACCTGTCTGGATATCAGTGTTAGTTTGGGTCTATATCTTGCTGATAAGAACCGTGGTGCATTTCATGGTACTTTCTTGACATTTAGTGGTCGTCCTGAACTTGTTACTCTCAAGGGTAACATTGTTCAGAAGATCGCACAAATGACTGGTAGCAGTTGGGGTATGAACACCAACCTACATGCTGCTATGGAAAAGATTCTTAGTGTTGCGGTCAAGCAGAATGTACCACAGGGTGATATGCCAAAGATGCTTTTGATCTTGTCCGATATGCAATTTGATCATTGTGTACAGCATGATGATAGTGCTATGGAGATGATTGAACGCAAGTTTAAGTCAGCGGGGTACGATATGCCTCAAGTAGTATTTTGGAATCTTAACAGTACAGACAATGTACCAGTTAAGAGTGACAAGAGTGGAGCAGCATTGGTAAGTGGTTATAGTCCAAGTATTATGACCAGTCTATTGAGTGCTGATGCCAGTCAGTTTACTCCACGTGGCATCATGTTGAAGACCATCAACAATCCTCGATACGATTGCTAATTATAGGGGCGCAAGCCCCTATTTTTGTTTATATCAATACAAACGGATAATTAAATGGCAATTTGGAAAGTAGAACCTACCAATAAAAAGTCTGTAGTAGAACGAGCCTATTGGACCAAAGACGACAAAACAATCATTAATGAAATAGGTTGGCGTTGGGGAGAATTCACTATTCAAACAGAAGGTGATGATCCTCCAGTGATCAATGAATATACAAATCTATTTGATTCAGATTTTGAAGTCGTAGACTTTTCTACAGATGATGGATGTTGGGAAGAAAATGAATTTGAAGGTGAATGGACTGATGATGAACAGGAAGAAATGGAAGAACGATTAGATAAAGAAATTTCTGTTTATGATTTGGAAAATGAAGGTTGGGTATGTGAAACATCAGAATTGTTCATTACATGTGATGTAGAAATTACAAGAGAATAAAAAAAATATGTGGATACAAAATGTAAGTAAGTATGATATCGCGGCTGGCAATTATAAGAATCCAGGACCAAACAGTATGTTGATTCAAATTCTGGATAAAGATGAAGAGTTTCCAGTGCCGCCGCCTGAATTTTCTGAGTTTCATCGTTTTGAATTTCTTGACGAAGAAGGCTCAAACTATTATGGGTTAAATTATGATATGCCATATCCCACAAATGGCGATTTAATTACAGCACAGCAGGCAAAAGAAATCGCAGATCTTTTGATGAAAGCACGTAGCAAAAGTATGAATGTGGTGGTTCATTGCCATGCTGGAATTTTTCGTAGTGGTGCCGTGGCTGAAGTTGGCGTTTTGGTGGGATTTGAAGACGTAGGTGCTTTTAGATGTCCTAACAGATTGGTCAAACATCGCATCATGGATGCTATGAATATGAAGTATAATCCTAAAGAGCCTATTAGTGTGAACGGTAAGCCTGCTAAGGATACAGCGTCAAAGCATCAAATCACGATTGCTGGATATCGTTCACAATTGGCGAAACTTGATCAAAAATAAGATTAACAATATAATACAGCCATTATGACTGAACTAAGCCAATATATTTCCAACCTAGCATTGATCGAATGAACTTTCCGTTTGCTCTGGGTTCACCGCTAATCATTTTTGAAAGCCCACCACTGGCTATTCTTGGATGTTGTTTCTTGAACTCAAGTTGAGTGCCTATAAAGATTGAACCATCGGAATGTTCAAATTTATGAATTCTTCTATCATACCGAAAATGTAGTTCTCCTGTTTGTCCTAACCAGTGGTGACTACCATCAGCAATTTTCTTATGAACAGGATGAGAGTCACCTTTTTGGTAAAAAAAATTGTGACTACCATCAGCAATTTTCTTATGAACAGGATGAGCATCACCTTTTTGATGTAAAAATGGATGATTTCCATCTTCAAGTCTTTTCAGATTTGACTGTCTGGCTAATTCTGATATAATTTCTGGTGACATTTTCATTTTTGAAGCGATCAAGAGTGCGGCATAGTAATCGCCTTGAGAATAGTGAATTTGATAATGATCTTTTATCGTCAATGCTATCAGATTAGTCGGATCGTTATTGTATGGATTACCGTCTTTATGATGAATTTCGTAACTTCTATTATTTGAATCCTTTGGTATAGGGCCGAAATGTTTTTCGTAAATTTTACGATGTAATCGTGGATCTGGACGATCTGATTTTTTATCTTTCATATTTCTATTTATAAAGGACTAAATTGTGGCAAAATGTTTTATGTTAATCGGCGTGCCAGGATCTGGCAAAAGTACTTGGATCAGTCAACAAGACTGGGCTAAGGATTGTGCTATCATCAGTACCGATGATCATGTTGAACGTTTTGCCGCCGAACGTGGCAGTACGTATAGTGAAGTCTTCAAGGAGTATATGCCTCGTGCTGTTGAGATGATGGCACAAGATGTTATTGCTGCCCGAAAGGCGGACAAGGACATTATCTGGGATCAGACCTCTACCACACGTGTCAGTCGTGCTCGTAAGTTCAGGATGTTGCCAAACTACCGGCATATTGCTGTTGTATTTCCTACACCTGCGCCTAAAGAATTGATGCGTAGATTGGCTAATCGTCCTGGAAAAGATATTCCCCAGCATGTGGTCAATGGTATGATCAACAACTTTGAGATGCCTACTGAAGAAGAAGGCTTTGATGAAATCTGGCATGTGTAATTAATTCACGAAATAATTGGCCTCCATACTGAGAGGCCTTTTTTATTTCCAGTAATAAATACTATATGAGTTAAGAGTTATTACTCCAAATACACTATTGAAGAATTTCAAAAACACAATATACCAATATAGTTGATTGCGTTCTAAAAAAGTTTATAATCAACCCGTGCTGAACTAAGTACTTCAGCATTGATTTTCAAAATAACAAAATGAGTTTAAAACAAGACATCCTAAAATATAGTAGACAGGAGAACTTACACTCCTTAAGTGGCTGGTTTGATTCCAGCCTAAGTGATCTAATCGAAGACGGCACATACAGTGATCAGAACGGATTAGATGAAACTGGCCGTAAATTGATAAGTGGGTTGATCGCATACACTAATCGTCATAAAATAAGTACGGCCGTGATTGGAATGAGCGGTGGTGTAGATAGTGCGTTAACTGCGGCATTGTTCAAATCTGCTGGCTGGCGTGTTATTGGTGTGACTATGCCCATACACCAGCGCGAAGAGGAAACTGAACGTGGCATCGTGGCATGTAAAGCACTAGGAATTCAACATAAGCATATTGATTTAACAAAATCATATGATGCGTTATTGAAATCTGTTGCCGCACATGATCCAGAAATTAACGACAAAGAAAACTCTATACGAAGAGGTAATTTGCGTGTTAGATTGAGGATGATGACCTTATACAATCAGGCTAGTTTACATCGTGGATTAGTGGGTAGTACTGATAATTTCAGTGAATTAGCAACTGGATTTTGGACCCTACATGGTGATGTGGGTGATGTTGCGCCTATTCAAAGTTTGCTTAAGAGTTGGGAAGTTCCTAAGTTAGCGGAAATGTATGGTGTTCCTGAAGAAACTGTGTTTGCTACTCCGACAGACGGATTAGGAATCAGTAATGGCGACGAAGATCAATTTGGCTTTAGTTATCTTGAACTTGATATTGTATTGATGAAGTTATGTTCTTTGTTAAGTATTGGTATGGAATATCAATCAGCGATGAATGTATTAAATGTATCTAGTTCTGATGTTGAAAAAGTTAATAAGATACTTTCTAGAATTTCTAGTAGTAAATTCAAGCGTCAAAATCCATATAATCTAGAACATCCTATTCAACGATATAGATATACAGGTTTAAAACAATTAGACACAAATATATGAATAAAATAAAAAACTATGTTGTGGGGCAGCATTATAAAGTAAAAGAGACTAAATGGAGCTGGAAAGATACTAAAGACGAGGGTGATCAGTATGTTGCTTATAAACGCATGTATCAATTAAGCAGAGCCAGTCTTACGAAGTTTTTAGCAGGTCCTTGGGAAGAAATTTGTTATCAAGGAGAAATTGACTATATTGGGCAGGCGGCTAAAAAGTCAATGACTCTTATTAGAGATTTGTGGCATAGTGAACCATGTAATATATTGGTATTAGGTCCAGATTGTCAGATGGTTCAACCAACAAAAATATTTGGAGAGTTCAATGAATTCAGAATGTTTAATTGGACAGATCCAAAATCACATAGCGGTAATAACTATTGGAATTATAAAATACCAAATTATTTTAATGGAGATATGCTATATTATCCTAGTACCTTGAGTTCAGAATTTTGGAAAAAATACGATGAATTAAGCAAGGATTGGCATGTGGATAATACTGTTGCTACATGGGGCAATGATCAAATAGTTAATAATATGTTATTTTGGAATCAAGAATTATCTTGGGAACAGGCCCATCAGCCAAAATTATTTTATCAAGCACAATGGATTCCTGCATGGGCGCCTATTGAAGTCCAAGATCAATGGAACGGCTGTTCTAGCAGTGAGGCACATATTATTCATTGGCACGCGAGTAGACATATTCCTACAAAACTTGCGGCCATGGAAAATATCAATGAAGTTTTGAATATACCTGAATATACGGGTGTTCTACAGTAAATCAACAAGGAGTAAACATGAATTTAAAAGAAAAGCAAATGCTGGACATTCTGAAGAAGGGCAAACAGGAGTACGGATTTGATGCGGTAAAGGCCGAATTTGAGGCAGAAGGCACGAGAATAGATGAACTTTTGAGATTGGTTGAAATAACTAGAAAAGCAGATCTTAAAATTGGTCTTAAAATTGGTGGATGTGAAGCCATGAGAGATTTAATGGAGGTTAAACAAATAGGCGTTGATTATATCATCGCCCCTATGGTTGAAACTCCTTACGCTTTATGGAAATTCATTGACGCGAAAAATAAAATATATAATGAAGAAGACCGTAAAGACGTCAAGTTTCTAACAAATTTAGAAACTATTACAGGATACACCAATCTTTCTAGTATGGTTAAGACTGCCACCGTTGATAATGGTCTAAACGGGTTAGTGTTTGGCAGAGTTGATTTTGCCATGAGCATGGGAAAAAATGGCAGAGAAGACATTAATAATCAAGAAATCACTAATATGATTTTGGAAACAGCAAAAGCATGTAAGTGGGCCAATTTAGAACTAGTAATGGGTGGTGGTATAAGCATGGATGCTATTCCGGCAATTCGGCAAATTCAATCAGTTCATTTGACTCGGTACGAAACACGAAAGATTATATTTGACGGCCAGGCTATAAATTTACCAGATGCTGATAAAGCTTTACTTTCAGCCGTTCACTTTGAACTTCTGTGGTTAAAGAATAAGAGAGATTATTATGGTTCTATTTTCAGAGAAGATGATAAGAGAATCGAAATGTTAGATTCTCGTTGGAAAGTTCTCAGTGGTAGTTAATCAATACTGATTTAATAGAAACGTCAACACTATGCCAGAAGTCATCTGAGTTATTAAATCCACGTTTCTCTATAATAGTATCTACGGGCAATATTATGTTAATTTTATTGCCTGTATTTTTTTTGTCTTTTAATAAAGCACTACGTAAATCTGTACGATTTATACTGAAATCCGTAAAGCCTAAATAACTATCTTTTAACACATTGTGTAGACGTAAATATCTATCATCGTTGATTAGATTACGATGTAATGAAAATTTGTTAGCAATATCCATTCCTATACTTACGGCTATTCCATGTGGAATAGCAAAATTACTAGCACTTTCTATGGCATGACCAAAACAATGTCCATAATTTAAGATATTTCTTATCCCCTTATCAAATTCATCTTCTTCTATAAAAATTTTTTTGATTTGTAAAGCATCAAATAAAAATTTATCTAAATTATTTCTAATACAATTATAATCAATAGTTTTATTATCTATAATAAACAATTTTATGATTTCACCAATGCCAGATTTGATTTCAGTTTCAGATAATGTATCAAGAAATTGATTAGATATTACTACTTTATTAGGAGGAGTAAAAGATCCCAATAAGTTTTTATATTTTCCAAAATTTATACTACTTTTTGAACCTATACAACTGTCCGCTTGAGCAAGTAAAGTTGTTGGTACAAACGTCCAATCTATACCACGCATAAAATTATTGGCAATAAAACAAGTAATATCTTGAGTTATGCCGCCACCAATTGCTACTAATTTACTATCTCTTTTTAAGTTTAAATCAAGTAATGAAGATATTATCGGAGATATATTATCAAAACTTTTTGTGCTTTCAGTAGCATCGATCAACACAATTTTATCTGTTTTTAAAATATTTTGTACTAAGGAAAATACATTTCGATCAATAATAAAATGAGTTCCAAGATCATTTATTTTACTGCTGTGTAGTAGATTGTTATCAAATTCAACTGAATATACAATCTTGTGAGATTTAATTTCAAAATTATGCACGACTGAAGCCCCCATCTATTGATAAATTTTGTCCAGTTATATATGTATTCTCTTCACTGGTTAACCAAAATATAAATTTTGAAACTTCATCAGACTTTGCTAAACGATTGATCGGTACAGATTCTAATATTTTAGCAATGCCCCTTTCGCCTAAATTTTTGTGAGTCATTTCAGTGTCTATAAATCCCGGAGAAACGCAGTTACACAGGATACCCTTGCTAGAAAATTCACTAGCAATCGCAGTTGTCAGACCGTCTATTCCAAATTTACTCACAGAATAACTGGCTCGACCTTTTTTACTTTTTTTGCCCCACACTGAACTTATACTTACTATTCTGCCCCAATTATTATTACTCATATGAGGAATAACAGATTGACTAATTCTAAAGTGTGAGTATACATTTACTTGTTGAATTTTTAGAAAGGTCAATGGATTTATTTCACAAAAATCATTGATAATATTAATGCCAGCATTGTTGATCAATATATCTATATCCAACGTTTGAGCAATTTTGGCAAAATTTTCAATTTGATCCATATTCTCAAAGTCTACCGAATAATATTCGTTAAGGTGGTCCGGTGTGTTTCTTAAATTTTTTGTACCCGTACCAATAACATAATAATTTTTAGTTTTGTATAGTTCTGCTGTTGATTTGCCTATGCCTCTGGTTGATCCTGTAATTAAAACTCGCTTCATCATTTTCCTTTACAACTTGTTTTCAATGTGTTATATTAGCACATAAATATTTACCTATCTAGTGAATTGAAAAATAATTTAAGTAAGGATAAAAATGAGAGTTTGTGATTATATCGCATCAAAATTGGTTGAATTGGGAATCAATAAAGTATATGGATTAGTTGGAGGAAGTACGGCAGGAATCAATGATGGATTTATAAGTCATTCAAGTATTGATTTCATACCATTTCATCATGAACAGGGTGCGGGTCATGCCGCTGTGGGTTCGGCCAGAACTAACAACAAATTAAGTGTTTGTAATGTTACCGCTGGATGTGGTGTCACTAATGCAATGACCAGTTTATTAAATGCGTGGGAAGAAAGTGCCCCTGTTTTGTTCATTAGTGGCAATACCGCAATGGCTAATCAAGCAAAATATATTAATAAAAGTAAAAATATATCTCTTAGAAAATATGGTATTCAAGATTTTGATTGTATCAAAGCAGTAAGCGGAATAAGCAAATATGCTGTAGCAATTGAAGATGCTAGTATGGTTCCATATGAGTTAAGCAAAGCAATATATTATGCAACGACCGGAAGATTAGGCCCAGTTTGGATTGATATTCCTGGTAATTTACAAGCGGCCGAAATACCAAACAATCATCCTGTTTTTACACCCGCAGAATCGATACTAGATGTCAATTACGATAAGATAACACAAATTTTTCAAGATTATATATTTAAATCTCGTAGGCCATTAATTGTAGCGGGTAATGGCATTAATTTAGGAAATGCTAAAAATCTATTCAAACAATTAGTTGATGCTTACAAAATTCCATTCGTAAGCACATTTTTGTCCAGAGATCTTATTGAGTATGATCATCCACAAAATTTAGGTTTGATGGGAATTAAAGGAAATCGTTGTGCAAATTTTGCCCTTCAAAATAGTGACTGTTTGATAATTTTAGGATGCTCAATGAACGTGACTCATATAGGATATGATGCGAAATCGTTTAGTCCTGCTAGTACAAAAATTATGATTGATATTGATGAGAGTGAATTAAGAAAAGATATATTTAAAATTGATGTATCTTTGAATATGAACGTTTATGATTTTCTGTATCAGGCTACTGAAAATATTAATTCTGAGTGGGAATTTCTAGATTGGACAAATAAGTGTTTATATTGGAAAAATAAGTGGCCCATATATGATTCAAGCGTACACAGATCAGACAATGGCGGATTAAATTTGTATGAAATAGTTGAAAGCATAAATCGCCATATGTTGTCAAACGATTGTTTTATCGTTGATGCTGGTCAACCTTGTTACATATTGTCTACGAATGGTAAGTACAAGAGTGATTGTAGATATATGGCGCAATCGGCGCAGGGGGATATGGGATACGCTGTCCCTGCCAGTGTGGGAGTTCATTACGCTAATTCAGATCTTAACGTTACCCTTGTGATAGGAGAGGGAAGTTTTTATACTAACATGCAGGAATTGGCAGTTATTCGTCAATTCAACATTCCAGTTAAAATATTTGTTATCAACAACGATGGATATCTTAGTATCAAACAAACTCAAAACAAATTTTTTGGCGGTAGACAATGGGGAGTTAATTCTAGTACAGGTATATACTTTGCTGACATTAAAAAAGTCGCAGATAGTTTTGAACTAGAGTATATGAAAATTGAGTCCAATCAGGATCTTGATCAAAATATGGCAAAAATTTTACATTATGATAAGCCGATAATAGTAGAGTTTATTAGTCAGCATAGTTTAGATGTATTGCCTGCCCAGGCGGTTAAGCCAGATGGTTCACAGGGTGGACTTCATGATATGGCACCATTCTTGTCTAGTGATGAGTTATCAAAAGAAATGATTGTTAAAATATGAAAATTGCTGTATTAGGTTGCAACGGGTTCATTGGATCATCGATTACAAAATATTTGAGTTCAAAATACAATGTCGTTCCTGTATCAAGAAAAACAGTAGATCTACTTAACCCTAGTAGTGTTAAGGATTTTTTGAAATCAAATTATTTTGATGTAATTATCAATGCTGCTGCTGTAATGACTGATTCTTGTAATATACAAGATGCTAGGAATAATCTTGGAATTTTTATGAATTTCTATAATAATTCAAGTTATTTTGGTAAATTTATTAATACTGGATCAGGAGCAGAATTTGACAGAACTCTTAATATTAATTGTATCAAAGAAGAAAACATTTTTAATGTTTTACCGTTTGATAGTTATGGGTTTGGACAAAATATAAAAAGTAGACTATGTTACGATAAAAACAATTTTTATACATTAAGAATATTTAATTGTTTTGGATTCAATGAACCTAATACAAGAATATTTCCTAGACTATTATCTGCCAGTACAAGTTTTACTGTAACTAATGATAGATACTTTGATTATTTTAGTATTCATGATTTATTAAAAGTTATAGATAATTGTATAGTTAAAAATTGGAATATATCTGATATTAACTGTACATATCCTACAAAATATAAAATTAGTCAAGTAGCAACAAAGTTTAATGAAATACACAAATTAAATTTACAAATTCAAGTAGTTACTGTGAGTGAAAACAATTATACAGGAGATTGTGATAATTTACTATCGCTGGGTATAAAATTACATGGATTAGATCACGGGTTAATCAAATATAAAGAAAGTTATTAATGAAAAAAATAGTATATATAACGGGATGTTTAGGATTTATTGGTTATCACGTAACTCGTGCTTGTTTAGACCAAGGATGGTACGTGCGAGGCATTGATCGCTGTACTTATGCCGCAAATATTAATTTATTGCCTGAGTTAAAAAGATATAACAATTTTGAATTTGAACAACATGATATCAATGATATTACCAGACTATACGATTGTGATTACATTATTAATCTTGCTGCGGAAACGCATGTAGATAACAGCATAGAAAACAGTGATGACTTTGTAAGCAGTAATATAAATGGTGTTCATAATCTGCTTAAATTAATAGCAAGAAAAAAGCATAAAAAACCAGTATTCTTTCATTTTAGCACTGATGAAGTGTATGGCGATATTAAGGAAGGAAGTCATACTGAAACAGATTTATTAAAGCCTAGTAATCCGTACAGTGCGACTAAAGCGGCTGCTGATATGCTAATATTGGCATGGGCTAGGACATATGAAATTCCCTATATAATTGTCAGACCAACGAATAATTATGGCATTGGACAATATGTAGAGAAGTTGATTCCAAAAACATGTAAATTTTTAAGTGTTGGAAGAAAAATTGATTTACATGATCGTGGACTTCCTGTGAGAACATGGCTACATGCTAGTGATACCGCATCAGCAGTGCTTACTATAATCAATTCTGGCAAAATTAATGAAATTTACAACATCAGTGGCAATGTGGAAATGCAGAATATTGAAGTTGTAAAGAAGATTTTGAAATTGTTTAACTTGGAATTTGATACAGAAAAATATATAGAATTGACTAAAAGACAAGGGCAGGACGTTCGCTATAGCATAGATGATAGTAAACTTAAATCTTTAGGATGGAATGGTGTGGCAAATTTTGACACTGAGTTAGAAAAGATAGTACAATACTACAAACAACATTTTATATGGTAAAATATGGAACACATTTTAACTGAAATCAAAAAATATATTGAAAACAAACAAGAAAATAAAACTTGGACGGCGGGTAAGGATTTTGTAAACTATGCTGGAGCATACTACGATAGTAGTGAGTTTGTAGCGGGTGTTCAAAGTCTACTAAACGGCTGGCTGGTTATGGGAGATGCTGGACAACGTTTTGAACGAGAATTTCCAAAACAATTTAATAAGCGTTATGGTGTAGTTACCAATAGTGGCAGTAGCAGTAATTTGCTCATGATGTCTACCTTGACCAGTAAACGTGGATACAATTTTCAAAAAGGCACTAAAGTATTGATGCCGATTGCTGGTTTTCCAACTACACTTAATCCAACTCTACAAGTAGGATTTGAGCCAGTATTCGTAGACATTGAACTTGATACCTTAAATTTAGATTTAGATCAGGTAGAGAAAAAACTTCAAGAAGATCCGGAAATTCGTGTGATTACATTTGCTCATGTACTTGGTAATCCGCCTAATATGTCCAAACTAATGGAATTAGTTAAAAAGTATAACTTAGTTTTGTTAGAAGATTGTTGTGATGCTCTAGGCAGTACCTATGATGATAAGCCGCTGGGCAGTTATGGATTGATGGCCAGTTGTAGTTTTTATCCAGCGCATCATATGACCATGGGAGAAGGCGGATTTGTCGCCACAGATGATCCACAAACTGAAATTATAGTTCGTAGTTTTCGAGAGTGGGGGCGTGGTTGTTATTGTGTTGGGCCAGAAGCAAACAAACTAAAATGCGGTACATGTGGCAAACGTTTTAATAATTGGATTCCTACACTACCTGATCAAATTTTTGATCACAAATACGTATATGATGAAATTGGGTATAATCTAAAACCAATTGAATTACAGTGCGCTATGGGTTTAGAGCAAATTAAAAAATTGCCAGAAATTCATAAATTGCGTCGTAGAAATTATTCTCTATTATTCAACATCTATGAAAAGTATGAAGAGTTCTTTCACTTACCACGTCCTCAAGAAAATAGTGATCCTAGTTGGTTTGCATTTCCTCTAACGATCAGATCAACGGCACCATTTAGTAGAAATGATATTGTTGATTATTTAGAAGACAATCTGATTCAAACCAGGCCATATTTTGCGGGTAATATTATGTTACAGCCAGCATATAGTCATCTTATGAATCCACTGGATGCTAAAAACAATTATCCAAATAGTACACATGCCATGCTAAACACATATTTTCATGGCACTAGTCCAGTAATAACACCGGAACAAATCGCCTACATTGGTGAAAAGGTCGATAATTTTATGAGTTTATTTGTATAAAGGAAAAATTAAAATGTTTGAATCACTTGAAATTAGGCGTGTTACTAATGGCTATATTGTTGTAGTACATACCGAAACAGAAGAAAAAGAATATGTATATGATAGTAGTAGAAAAGTTCTTCGTGTAATTAAGGAATATCTTGAGACAAATAATTCAAGAGAATTGACAGGTTAATATATGAGATTTTGTATTTCAGCACCAGAACGAAATAATAGTGTCAGTGCTGGAGTTAATGCTCTTTATGAATTGTGTGATGATTTAACGACATTAGGTTATAATTCCACAATATTATTGTGGTCAGAATCTCACACTTTACAGGATGATGATATAGTAATATATCCAGAAGTTATAACCGGTAATCCACTGGGTGCAAAAAATGTTGTAAGATACGTTTTGAATCGTGAAGGAGTATTAACGGGAAAAGGAATGAATGCGTCGTCTACTGATTTTATCTTCTCGTGGGCTAAAATATATCATCCTAATTCTCATGCTAGTTTACTTAAGTATAGTATACCTGAAACTTTCAATGATATTGATACAAAATCTACATTAGATCGTAACATTGATTGTACCTATATAGGAAAAGGGTCAATGTATACACAATGTTCTATAGTAAAAAATACAATTGATATCAATAAAAATAATCCAATTAGTAAGTCAGCATTAGCAGATTTGTTACGTAACACTAGATTTTTATATACTTATGATACATTAACGTCAATTATAAATGAAGCAATATTATGTGGAGCAATGATCGTGCCTCTTTACTGGACTCCATTCACGGAAGAAGAAATGAACAACTCAGAGTATAAATTTCCATATGTGAACGTATCACAAAATAATGTAAACATACCATTAACTTATTTTAATGATAGAAAACGATATGTTCAAAATATTAAAACACACAATGATACATATTTAAAAAAATTGACAGTGATCGCTGATCAGATGATAGGACACTTTGGATTGTCCTAATTTTTGACAGAAAATACTGTCGATGCTATACTACATCCATGTTGTTGAACATGGATTCCAAGATGAACGCAGTTCCTACCGTCGAATTGTCCCGTTGCGATTATGATCGTCAGCGTAAGATCCTGAAGTTGGCCAGCGAAATCTTTTCCGGCCGTTTCCCTCGTCAGTTCAATGTTCGCAGCCATCACACTGGTCGGCAAGTTCTGTTCACCGTCGTTGGTGAAAATGATCGCCTGTTTGACCAGGATGGCTGGGATGGCGAAATGTGCGTTTATCGTCCTGATGGTGTTGTGCCAGGTGTGGATCACCTGGTCGTTCATCATCAATGGTAATTTGACAGAAATTACCTTCTCATATATAATCAGTTCTTCAGTCAACAAGTCGGAGTAAATCAAATGGCTTCCATTCAAGTTCTCAACGGTGTGTATCGTGGTTTTGATGCCAGCGGCATGACCTTCGAATTGGTCAATCAACTGCGTAAGACCGACAAGAGCAGTTTCGTTACCGTTAAGAACGGTGGCAATTTCCCTGGCTATCCCGATACTATCCGTGTGAACGTGGAAAGCACGGCTGATTATCGCATGGTCAGTGGTGATTCTGGTTCTGTGTCCTCTGTTGCCGCTTCTGTCGCACAACCCAAGGTTGTCGAGACCGATGAACAGGCTATGGATCGTATCGCTAATCGGTTTGCGATTCTGGACGAAATGGCCAAGGCCTGTATCGAAGGTGACATCCGCTCGGTCATCGTGACTGGCCCTCCTGGTGTTGGCAAGTCGCATGGCGTTACGGTTCAAATGGAGAAGGCTACTCTGTTTGATAAGATTGCCGGTAAGAAGGCTCGCTACCAGATTGTCAAGGGTACCATGAGTGCCATCGGTCTGTTCGCTCTGCTGTACAAGTATAGCGATCCTAAGAATATCCTGGTTTTTGACGATTGTGATATCTGGTCAGACCCAGATGCTCTTAACATTTTGAAAGCCGCACTTGATTCCGGTAAAACTCGTCGTATCTCCTATAACAAGGACAGCCGTATCCTCCGTGAGGAAGGTATTCCCAACACCTTTGATTTCAAGGGTTCTATCATCTTCATTACCAACGTTGATGTTGCTAACACCAAGCGTAATGCCAACAAACCGCACATGGAAGCTCTTCAATCTCGTGCCCATTATTTGGACCTGACAATTAACACTGAGCGAGATCGTATGTTGCGTGTTCGTCAAGTCCATCGTGATGCTGATCCCGGTCTGTTCGTGGATTACAATTTCTCCAAGGAACAAGAAAATATGGTGCTGGATTTTATGTGGGAAAATCGTGATCGTCTTCGTGAAATTAGTATTCGTTGTGCTTTGAAATTGGCGGATCTGGTTAAAATCAGTCCTAACAATTGGAAAACGCTTGCTGAGGCAACTATTTGCAAATAAAATTTTATAAAGGCACTTCGGTGCCTTTTTTCTTACAATTTTCGCCGTGCCACCTATGAAAATTTCTAGGATCAGACATAATTCCACAATGTATACATTTAATTTTGTTTATTATTCTTTTAACCTTTAATGGTCCTCTAGGTCCCGCAAGTTTATTTTTTATTTCAGGCAATCTTCCATAAGAAAAATTTTCGTATTTTACTAAGTACTCATACTCGGGAGTAAATTTTTCTTCAACTCCGTTGTTAATCCATTTGCTATTCGCAGCATTTTTTGCTCTTAATTTTTTTAAATTTTCATTTGCTGGATTACGAAATTTGTAAAATTCATTTCCTTTATTTCTCTTTGATGATGCTTCTGCGTTTGCGGATCTAATTTCCTCTATTTGTCTACTATTGAATATTAATTTTCTTTTAGAGTTATTACTGAAGTACGAAAATGCTTCGATCATCTTATATCGAGCATTTCCTGTTACCATTTTCATAAGCAATTTGTGACATATAAAATGTTCTCTAGCAGACAATCTAACTAAATTATTTTTATCATTTGTGCCACCCAAAGATTTTGGTACTATATGATGATTTTCTGTATATCCTGTATAACTTTTTATTTTTGCGCTATTGATTATGGAATAATAGACTTTTGTATACTTATTATTGATAAATATCATGCTGATGCTCCTTTCTGAAAAATTACAGCATTAGAGAGGGTAGATGTTGACGCATCGTGACCCTCACTTTTATTTATCACTAAATTTGACCTTAAATCGTATCCGCTATATAATGGCTTCACTGAGTTGATGCGGTAACACCACGGAGTCCAACATGAACTTCACCTTCTCCTCGCAAGCCGATCAAGACACCCACAGCACCCTGACTTCGCTGATCAAGTCGAATGACGGCCAGTACAAGTCGGTCAAGCAGGCTGATTTTCTGAACAAGCGTTTCACTCGTGAGAACTTGTGGGATTCCGAATCCGCCATGAAGAACTTCGGCATTCAACTGGCAGCCGATCAGTTCATGGTTTCCACGAACGCATATGTTCGTTGGGTTGGATACGGTACCAAGTCGGTTCGTCCCGTTACGTGGATGTTCGTAATGGATCAACACGGCGTGGTTGCCCAGTACAAGTTGGGTTATGTTGGTGATTTGCGTAGCGGTACCAGCCCTGACCCTGCCAAGACCACCACCGTGTGGCAGCGGGTTGGTGAGGTTGTTGCTCTCCAGCGTCCCGTGGAACCTGAGGTTCAGCCGTCCGAGCATATCGGCACCATTGGTGAGCGCATCACCTTCAAGGGTGTGATCGTGTCGGTTGCCGAATTTGAGCGTGCTAAGTTTCACTATTACGATAGTAGCGTTGGCTACATTACCCGTATTAATGTGAACGGCAATGATGTGGTTTATTTCGGTACTTTTGGTCTTGAGCGTGGTGCCGAAGTTGAGTTCAAGGCTACTGTCAAGGAACATGGCGAGTACCGTGGTCGTCGTCAAACGGTGGTCAATCGTCCCAAGTTGATGGCCTAATCTAATAGGAGATGGTGATGAATATTGTTGAAGAAATGATCCAGGTTCTGAAAACCAAGCGTCTGGAACGTGGTGATAGTCCACAACAGGCTGAAATCTATGCTCTGAATTACATGAGAGGGTTTCTAGAAACTTCTTGTCTCATGAATCCTCAATTGGGTAAAGATGTTGCCTGGCATGTAAATCATATTAAACAATCAGGCTAAATAATAGAATATATGAAAGAATAATAATATTATGAGATCAGTGGAGTTAATTGAATCAGGCCTTAGCAGGATACACAAAGCAATTAAAAAACACGATTATGGTATTATAACCGCATATAGATATGCGCCAGAATGTGGCACAGGTGAACCATATACATACGATCAAAATCAAAAAAGAAATGCTCATTTATTGGCTAAATTACGAGCCCGTGGTTATGGTGTAACTGCTATTAAGGGCAGTTATATTGAAAACTATGGTTCGGCAAATGCCCGTGAAGTAGGTGAAAATAGTTTCTTTGTAGTTGATATTCAAGATTCAGGTAGTTTGCGTGATGATCTCCTAAAATTAGGTGAAGAGTTTGAACAAGATAGTATTATCTTTGGTTCAGCAGGTGAAACTGGATCCTTGATTGGCACAAATAACTGTCCTACTGGATATCCAGGTTACCATAACGAGGTCCCACAGGGTGGTGCGGTGTTTGGCAAAACTGGCGAATTCATGAGCAGAGTAAAAGGCCGTCCATTTGTGTTCTCAGAATCACAGGAATTAGTGGAATATGGCGTGGCCAAATATCCATCTGAACTACGTGGTCCCGTAGCCATGAGCAAGAAGCATTGGTCCGATCTATAATTTGACGCAAAATAGTCCATAACATATAATACACCCATCTTAGCCGCAACGGAGATCAACATGGGTTATCGAGTTCTGGGTCGTACCGAAGATGTTTATCAAGGTTACGGTCCTCGCCGTGGGCTTGAAGGTCCGTTCGTCTACAATGGTCGTGTTCTTTACTATGATGCCAAAGAAGGAAAGTACTGGGATCCTCGTACTGACTTCTTTGTGGATTATGATGAATGGGAATCCATCATGAATAGTGTGGTGTCTACGCTGGCCACCCGTTGATTTATAGGTAAATGTTATGACCAATCAAGAAGTTCTCTGGAAGGGTAAGACGGTCTGGGTGGTGGGCATTCTCAGCCGCAGCGGTCGTCTTCACTACGGTCTACGCAAATATGTGGGTCGCGGTGGTTTGGTTGTCGGTGAAAGCAAAAACAATCAATTGTTGATTCAATTCGGCAATCATACCCGTGCTATCCCTGCTGGTTGTGTGGCGGAGTATGGCACTGTTCACCGCGCCGGAACCAGTTATCGGTAATTTGACACAAAATACTGGTTCTGTTATACTGTATTTCTATTAGATAGTGAGGTACAAAATGTCCCGTAAGATGGCTACAATTAGGAAGATTGATGAAATTCGTCCTATTGAGGGCGCTGATGCTATTGAGGCTGCTGTAGTAGGCGGCTGGGCAGTTGTGATCAAGAAGGGTGAATTCAAGGTCGGTGATCTTGCCGTTTACCTGGAAATTGATTCCTGGGTTCCCAATGAACTTGCCCCATTCTTGAGCAAGGGTAATGAACCTCGGGAATTCAATGGTATTCGGGGTGAACGCCTACGTACTGTGAAGTTGAGGGGAACTACCTCACAAGGATTGTTGCTGCCTATTGAAACAGCATTTCCTGGTTCTGAACGCCGTTTCTGGTGGAGTCAGGTGGATGTTGATGTTAGCGAACGACTTGGCATTCAAAAGTGGGAAGCACCTATCCCTGCCCAACTTGCGGGTGATGTTGAAGGTCCGTTTCCCACGGTGATTCCCCGTACTGACCAAGAAAGAATCCAAAACCTCACCGAACAACTTAAGGAGTGGCAAGGTAATACTGACTTCACCTGGGAAGTTACCGAGAAGTTGGACGGTAGTTCTATGACGGTGTTCGTCAATGGTGATAGTGAAGGTGTTTGTAGCCGTAATTGGAACTTGAAGGAAACTGAAGGCAATACTCTGTGGCGGGTTGCTCGTCGTAATGATCTGCTGGTCAAGATCCGCAAAACTAATCGTAATCTTGCTCTACAGGGTGAGTTGATTGGTGAGGGCATTCAGGGCAATGCTTACAAGGTAACTGGGCAGGATTTCTTCGTGTTTGATATCTACGATATTGATCGCGGTGACTACATGACTCCCTTTGAGCGTAGGGTATTTTGCGATACTCACGGCATCAAGCATGTTCCTGTGCTGGCTAAGGAAATGGTGATTCAAGAGTGGGTCACTGGATTGCTGACTATGGCAGATGGTCAAAGTGTCCTAAACCCTAAGACAGGGCGTGAAGGTCTGGTGTTCAAGAGCAATGTTTTTGACGGTCCAAGTTTCAAGTGCATATCAAATTCATGGCTTTTGCATGAGAAGTAATTTATCTTGAATTTTACACCAATTCATAAAGTTCCCCAAAGCCATTTCTTTTTTGTCATGTAATCTACAAACAGTCTTTGGCTTGGGGACACGGAGTTTTCTCTTATGCTCTTCGGACTTTGGGACACCTTTTAGTGCATCCGCCACTTTTTTAACATGTTCTGAGTCTTTTGGTTTTTTCATATTGCGACATTGCTCTTCAGATAATTTTCTGCCTGACATTTTTTTAGAATGTTCTGGTTTTTTAACTCCCGTCAATCTAGATCGCTGTTCTTGCTTTCTTTCTTCTGTCCAAGAGTCTTTTTGTTTATGAGACATTAGTTGTCTGAACTCATCGTTGTTCCACATCAACAACGATTTTTCAGACAGTTTCTTTATTTGCTCAACAGTAAATTTATGACCTGCCTGGCCCACTGGTGCTCCATCCATGCCATTCTCAATAATAAGATTGGCCCATTCAGTTGATTCCACGATGTTGTGCTCTATAGAAAAATTTATTGCGAATTGTTGACCCTCATTAGGATCACTAAATTTACCAACGACTACGGTAGTAACATCGTATCCGTGTTTTTTTAGATGCCGTTTCCAGTGTTTACCAGATCCTGTGTATTTTTCTGGATTATTTTTAGTAGTTTTTCCAAAATATTTTAGTCCAGTAACATTGTGGATTTTTACGTAAAGTGTTATTTCTTTGCTTGACATATTATGTACTCATTCGTTACAATGTTATTTATCAAAATTTTCATTAGCAATCGGTGGCTTCTGAAAAACGGCGAATAAAATCGCTTGACAGTAAATGGTGTTTTGACTATAATGTTTTTTTCTTTCAACCACTAAGGAGTTTCTAAAATGAGCAAGGTCTATTTCATGCATATTCGCAACATTGATGGTCTGAATCGCATTTCTAACTTTGGTGGAACCACGATTGCTTATCGTGAAATTCCGTCTGGTGTTGAATACGCTGAAGCCTGGTGTAGTGATCGGGACAACTTCAACAAGGCTTATGGTCGTGCGAAGGCGTCTGGCCGACTGAATAGTGCTAACTATGTCCGTCGTTTTTCAGGCACATTCTCACAGTTCCGAGAGGCTATTGCGACTAATGTGATTTAATACTGCCAATCATGGCTAAACGCTCTACTAAAGAGCAGCACATAACCGCGGTGATCTATGATCGTCGCGGTCGTGTTTTGTCTGTTGGACAAAACTCTTATGTGAAAACTCACCCGTACCAGGCAAAACTTGCTGAACGGGCGGGTGAGCCCTACAAACAATATCTTCATGCTGAAGTTCATGCTATTGTAAAATGTGCGGACTTGAGCCGTGCCCACAGGATTTTTGTCAGTCGTTGGGATAATAATGGTCGTCCTATGTTGGCTGCGCCCTGTGCTATTTGTAGAAGTGCCATTGAGGCTGCTGGCATTAAGGTAGTAGAACATACCTAACTTTTGACGGAAATTCCCAGTTCTGTTATACTGTATTTGTTGTAGCGAAACGAGGAAAATCATGACCTATCATCTGTTCATTGATGACGAGCGGTTTCCGCCTGACGATGGCAAGAATTGGAACATTGTTCGCACCTCCGATGAGGCCATTGGCTGTGTGATCATGTGCGGTGTTCCAGAGTTTGTTTCTTACGATCATGATCTGGGCGGTGATGACACCAGCATGAAGTTCATCTGGTGGATGATCGATGCTTATCTGGACGGTAAGATTGACGGATTTCCCGTGAATTATACTGTTCACAGTCAAAACCCTGTCGGTGCCCGAAACATCCGAGAATTGCTGGACGCATTCATCAGGACCGAAATCACCCACGTTTGACAATAATTCTCGGTTCTGTTATACTGTATTTGTTGTAGACGATCAAGGTGATCAAAATGGCTCGTAAGACTAAGGCAGAAAAGTTGGCTGAACAAGAGGCTCTTCGTCAACTTCAAGAGGAACAAGCACGACAAGAATATTTGCCGCGGCTGATTCAGAGTCTTGAAGAGGCTCAAAAGTACGGATTCGAAGTTGTCATCAAGGAAGGCAAACTGACTCTTGTCGAACAATTTCATCGGGAACCTGAATTTACATTCAGTTGGGCGTGGACTTGGAGCAACCAATATCAGTTGGAAGAGTTGGAAGATAAATTGGCCCAGTACAAGCGTGACCGAGAAGAAGAATTGGCCCGTATTGCTGCCAAGGAAGCTGCGCTGAATAAGCTCACCGCTGAAGAACGCAAATTGTTGGGCCTTTGACAATAATTCCCGATTCTGTTATACTGTATTCACTGAGTTAGACAACAAGGTAAAAGTCATGAAGAGGCAGACTAAGGTTGTGCGTACGGTCAAGAAGAACCGGTTTGCTCATATGCGTGAGCAGATGGCAGAGTACGGTCTTCCCTTGCGTCTTGTAATGTGCGGCAAGGTTGAAAACGGCCGTTTCTATCTCACCAACCGTAGTAAGTAAGGGGTAGATGATGACCAAACTTATTAAGTACCATAGCAAAACTGCTGAAGTTGCATTGTTTAACTCCGATGGCGAGTATTGGATTGGTAGTTACAATCCACATCTTAGACACCAAGATGTCGGTGAACCCATGTATTCTTTTATTCGTGGGTATTGGTACACCGAGGATGAAGGCGCGGCTGTGTTGCAGACCCTTACCGGAAACGAATTTTAAGGATAAAAAATGAGCATCAACATTCACTTTATTGCCACCCGTAAAGTCAAGGTCATTAAGACCAAGCGTGTGATCACGCAGGAAATCAAATTCAACGAGTGGCAAACGCCCAGTTATGTGACTGGCAAGATCATGGCTAGTGCCGATCCTATTCAAGCCTACAAGGATTGGGTTCTGACTGACTGCTCCATTGATGTGGAAACTGATGTGTTTGCTGAGGATGATATTTTCCAAGAGCGTGAGCCCATTGGTAAAGAAATTTTCAATGCGGGCAAGGAGCACATTGAGAAGTTTGACGAATGGTTGCAGATGTGCGCGGAAGAAGGTTTTGAGGTTCGTGCCGAGCCTTGGTGATATTTGACGATAATTGCCAACTCTGCTATACTGTATTCACTGAGTTAGACAACACGGAGATTAACATGAATCAAGAGCGAATCAAAGAACTAAAGCGCGAGGCTGAGGCTCTAGCCTATGAGGAACATAAGGCAAATTGTATCAAGAATGGTCGTGATACATCAATTCCTCACGCAAATGCGTTGAATATGACTTTTGAGAAATTCGCCGGATTGATTGTGAAAGAGTGTGCTAAGTATGTCAAAAATACAAATTGCTTTACATATGCTAGTCAAGCAGACTTGTGTGCTGAAAGAATGAAACAACATTTCGGAGTTGAAGAATGAATCTTTCTGATCTTACGCCTCAACAACTCAACACCATGCTCACCAACCTTCAGGATTTCGTTGATGGCGATTTCCAGTATGCTGAAGAAATCGTTGCCCAGACTGGTGTTGACATTGACCGAGCCCAGGAGATCCTTAGCAGCATCAACCTGCTCAAGTCCCTGAACCTCAAGTAAAAGGAAACTGAAATGAATACTGTAACTGTGATCTTTGGTGCTATTGCCCTGCTGTTCATTGTAGCGGCCGTGATGAGTCTACCCGTGATGCTGTTGTGGGACTGGCTCATGCCCGGCATCTTCGGCCTGCGCGAAATTACCTGGTTTGAAGCCTGGGGACTACTGTTTCTGTCTGGGCTGCTGTTCAAGAGTCACACTACCACCAATAAGGACTAAATCGTCATGGCTACTCAACAACCCATCTTTCATTCAATTTATTATGTCTGGGATAATGCTAAGAATACTTTGACCCTACATAATAAAACTATGCCAGAGGCTGAAAAAATTGCCGCTGAGTTTGGTTTTCGCCATCCATGTTGGTATCGTCCGAGCACTTGGTTCAATCGTCGTACTACTGTTACTAATCATTGACAAAAATTTCCAACTCTGTTATACTTTCTTTGTTGTAGACGAACAAGGTGAACAGAATGAATCTCCCGAACTGGTTGATCAATTTCTTCCGCGAAGAATTCAATGGTTCCCAAGTTGCCGTTCTCAATAACAACTGGTGGAAATACACTTCTATCAGTCTAAACAATAGCACTAGAGAACAACTGATGACCGAAGCCAAAATTATTCTTTCTATGGTTCTTCAAGCAAAAAACTAAAGGATATACAAATGAATCGTATTCAAAAACTTGAACGTCTGCGCGATCTGGCAGATGAACTTAATCGTCTTCAACAAGAGTTGGCATCTGGCATGAATGTCTTAGATAGCCAGGTACATGAACGGCATACGATCCTAGAAGAAATTTGGGAAGATGCTGAAGAAATGCTGAAATCTCTCAGTTTTTGGTCTACGGAAGATAAGTAATCATGGGCACTCGTAGTTTTGTTGGCGTACAAATCGGTGATGTGATTCGTGCTGTTTATGTACATTTTGACGGTTATCTGGATGGGGTTGGTCAGGATCTTCAGGCATATACTACGCAAGAGGCAGTTGAAGAATTGATCAGCCACGGTGATCGTAGTTCACTGGATAGTGGATATTACCGAGATCGTGGCGAAACAGATGTTGATCCCAGTGACTATGGATCCTTTGAGGAATTTTTTGAGGCATGTGACGACTCATGGGGTGAATACTACTATCTATTCCGTGACGGGGTATGGTATTGTGGCAAAACTTACAGCAGTTCACCGCTATATCGTAAGCTGGTTCCCTATGCTGAAGTCATCTCTATGTCAAGTTGACAATAAATAGTGCCTGTAGTATACTGTCTCTACAGTAGATAGAAAGGTAGCAGTATATGAAGAAGGGCGAAATGTTGGACAAGATGTTGGTAATTGCTACCAACGCTCACGCAGGTCAATTTGACCGTGGCGGAAATCCCTACATCCTGCACCCTCTTCGCGTGATGTCTTATCTCAATACTGATGACGAAGAACTGATGTGTACCGCCCTAGGGCACGATGTGATCGAGGATACCAAGGTCACCTATCGTGACCTGCGTGACGCAGGTATCAGTGAGCGGGTTATTGCTGGTATTCGTGCTCTGACCAAACTGCCTGGGCAGACCTACGATGAATACAAGGAAGGTGTGTTCGCTAATATTGACGCTATGCGTGTCAAGATGGCTGATCTTCGTCATAACACTGATATTCGTCGCCTCAAGGGTATTTCTGAAAAAGACATTGAGCGCATGGTCAAGTACCAAAAGTTTTATCTGGAACTTCAAGCAAGGCTGAATGATATGAATTGACAATAAATCAGAACACTGTTATACTGTCTTTCTTGCGTTAAACAAAGGAGTGATTGAAATGATGAACTTTTACACCCAGGAAGAGTTTGAAGGTCAAATGGTCCAACTGATGGTTGCTGAAGGCGTTGATCGCCTAGAAGCATTCCGTATCGTGAGCCAGCGCGAACGGGCAGATGCCGCTGAGTATGAGCGTTGGCTGGATGCTCAAATTGCTGATCAGGAAATCTATCACGAGTTTGGTTGATACGGTAACAGAGTTGACAATAAATCGGCTCTGTTGTATACTGTTCTTACAGTAGATAGAAAGGCAGTAATCATGAAGCCCCGATTCTTTTTTGCTAGTTCTGACGTAGTGGTCATTGATCTCAATCCTGAGATGGCGGATTACGATAATCCGCGTGGCGAAATCTACGGTTACGCTACTTATGTCATAGCAGAAGATGAATGGGGGCATCGTTGCCGTCTTTATGTCGAGACATTGCCGTGTGGTTATGGAGAGCGGCGAGCAATGGAAGGTGCCCATCGCACAGCCAAGGCGCTCGTTGCTCGTCTTCAGTCTGGACGTCTGCCTGTTGCTTTTGATCGATGGGAACCGATGACACCGGCTTACGGTAGCCATGCTTACATTGAAGAGGGTGGCGAAGATGATTTGATCGAATGGGAACGCCAGATGGACGAGGAGTACGCATGAGTGACGAAAATCGTCGTCAATTGATTAGTGATGGCATTGCCTTCATGCGATCAATCAGTGACCAATATGGCACAGAAACTGGTCTTCAACTGTGGGACAGGATCTGTGAAGTGTTGGATCCTAATGTCAAGGGTGAAATCTTTATTGCCATGTTGACTGGTGATACCAGAGCAAAATTGACTATCTCGTGTAGTTCAGTTCAATTTAGCACAAATAGGATCCCCCACATCAAGGCAATTCGTGAAGTGACTGGGCTTGGTCTTAAAGAGGCTAAGGATTTGAGTGATCTTATGTTCAATGGACAGCCGGTGTCTATTACTGTCAAAGAAGGACTTTCAAGGCAATATGCTAGAGATTTTCTAAGAGATGCTGGTCTTATTGTTTAATTTTTTGAAAGGTAAAAAAATGTTTAAGTTGAATCGTGCTGCTGCTATCGAAACTGCCAAAGTTATTCTGTTTTCTATTGTAGTTGCTATTGCGACTGCACTGGTGGTGAATTTCGTGAGTATGGAATTTATCATGATCGGATTTTTGATTGCGGCATTCGGATTCTTGATCAAGATGATTTATGATAATAATGTAGATCGTCAACAGTCATCTAAGTCTTCAAACGAGGAATAACAAAATGGAATTCATTGTAGAGGCAAAGTCTAATTCAGTGACAAAACAATATATTGAGTCACTGATTCCATCACTGTTGTCTCAACTGAAACTTGGTAGAAGTCGTAAACTACTACATGTTATTCTGGACAAAGATCTAGCAGAACATGGGCTTACAATGGATATGACTGACGCGTCTGGGTCGTATTTGGTGGTCATTAGGCCAGACCGAAATCTAACAACAGTTGGTATGACACTAGCGCATGAGATGGTACATGTCAAGCAGATGGCGTGTGGAATAATGAAGCATGGTAGTCGTGGTAGTGTGTACTGGCGTGGCAAGAAGTTTACTAAAAAGGTCAAGTATCTAGATTGTCCGTGGGAAATTCAGGCATTCAGTCGGCAAGAGATTTTGTTCCGTCGTGCTCTTGAGGCTTGATTTGACGATAAATCGCGGTAGTGCTATACTGTGTTTGTTGTCGATACAAGGAGTCAGATATGAAGATCAAGTTCTACAGCGATCCCGGTCATGGTTGGGGTGCGGTCAAGCGCAAGGTTCTTGACGAACTGGGCATTGCCGATCAGATCACACCTTTCTCCTATCAGAAGGGTCAAACTGTCTATCTTGAGGAAGACTGCGATCTTTCCACTCTTGTCACCAAGTTGGCACTGAATGGTGTCGTTGTTGAGTACGAACAACATAGCACGGAAGGGCGTAGTCCTATCCGTAGTTATGATCGTTTTTCCGCTACCTAACAAGGAGTTCAAATCATGAATACCGTTACTTATCGTGGTGTTGTGTATGATGCTCGTCATGGTGGTTCGTTCGACCGTGGCAGTTGTGACAGTTATTACCACCGTGTTTGCCGCCCGCACTTCTACACAGGGGCGACCTACTTTACCCAAGAAATCGTCCCTGAAAAGGGTAGTCCAGAATATTCTGCCTATATGGCTGGATATGAATATAATGAAGAATTGGGTGACAAGAAGGATTGGGATTAATAACCATTAATCGATCCTCTTTGGACCATAAATAGGGCAGAGAGGATCAATTAAATGTCGTTATTAGTATTAAATTTACCGCCTATTCACTGCTATATTCGTAAAGAATTTCTATATGATTTTCAACGAGGAGAAGGTGAATATGTTCCCTGTATCTGGGTTACTGCTAAATCAATTCGTGGCCAGGCCTTTCGTATAGAAGCATATATGCCAGAATATGGCGCACTATATGATAAATTGCCACTACATGCGTTTGTTTCTAGAACAGAAAATCTAGGTGAATTTTTACCACTGGACTATTTACAAATTTGGGATTGTTTTAGTCATCACGCTACTATCATTAAGAAAAGTTTTATAGGCAATTTATCAGCAAAATTCTTTGCGAAAAATAAATGTTGGTATGGCGGCAATTACTTATTTACCATTGATAATTGTAGTCCAGATCCAAATCTATTTGATACCAATTACAGTGAATGGCCAGAAGATCATAAATCATTTAATTTCATAGAGTTGGACAATGGTCAATATGCGGCTCAGCCAAACAATCGTACACTATTCCTAGATCCTGCTAGTAATCCAAAAGAATTGCTATTTCCGGATTTCAAGGTATGTACCAAGACCTATCGTGTAGAACAGAATGCCAAGTGGGCACTGGGAGACACTGATACCGTGATGTACACTGACCAAGAAAAATTTGACAAATAATCGTTCTTTTGTTATACTGTATTCACTGAACGAAACGAGGTAAACAAAGTGTCTCAGATCAAAGTCGGTGATATTGTGAAGAGCCTGGACTTCAATGGCATTGATTCCTGCTACATGATTGGCAAGGTTGTCGGCATTCATTTTGACGGTACTTTCCGAGCAAAGTTTATTAAGCGTGTTTGGGAAGGTGTTGAAGATCGCAAGTTTAAGACTGATTTCTTCACGGCGCCTCAGCAAGGTCAACAAATGTTTGACAAGCCTGAATTTCCCCGTGTAGTCGTTATCGGTTGACAATAATTCCTACACCTGCTATACTGTATTCACTGAACAAAACGAGGTAAACAAAATGGCTTACGTTTCCCAGGCTGACAAGACAAAGATCGCCGCGCAAATCAAGCCCTTGCTCAAGAAGTATGGCGTCAAGGGTACTCTGAGCATTCGTAATCACAGCACTATCGTTCTGACCTTGAAGTCCGGCAAGATCGATTTTATCGGTAATAGTAACCGTGTCTGTGCTAAGTCTGGCCGTATGAACAACGGTTGGCAACCCAACACCAGCGGTAATGCTAGCGTTAATCGCTATTGGTTCCATGAGCACTACGACGGTGCAGCCAAGGCTTTCCTTACCGAGGCATACAAGGCGCTGATGTCTGCCGATTGGTACGATAATAGTGATGCTATGACCGACTACTTCAATACGGCGTATTACATGGATATCAATATCGGCAAGTGGGATAAGCCCTACATTGTTGAATAATCTTTTCAAATAACTTGTAAAAATAACCTAACATGATTAAAATTACTTTTGTTGTTCTGTTTGTTTGGATGCTGATTGTTATGACCATTCAGGCCATGCGTCGTGCATCTGGGCAACAGTTAGTTTCTTGGATCAAACTGTCTGGTCTAGGAATTGTCGGTGCAGCACTAACTAGTGTTGTATTGTTCTTGTTCGTTACCCTGTTCTAAAGGAAATCAAAATGAATCTGTCTGCTTTGGAGATTTTTGGTCGTGTAGTCTACTTTGCCCTGGGTGCAGTAGTGACTTATGGTCTGTTTGTTTCTGGTATTCTCTCTGTTTAAAGGAAATTAAAATGAAGCGTGTATTTACTCTTGGTATTCTTGCTGCTGCCGTTCTTGCTGCGGGCTGCACTCGAATTGAAACCGGCGAAGTTGGTGTTCGTGTAGACTTCTCCAAGCAGGTTCAACCTGGTGAACTTCTGCCCGGTAGTTTCAATCAAACTCTGATCGGCGATGTCCTGACATTCCCTGTCAAGGATCTCAATGTGGTTCTAGAGAATATGACTCCAGTTGCTAAAGATAATTCAACCATGAAGGATCTTGATGCTGTGGTTGTATATAGTATCAATCCTCAACAAGTTAGCGAACTGTACGCTACAAAGAATCGTGCGTTCCACGTAGTGGATAATAGTGGTGATGTCTACCTCATGTATAACTATATCGTACAGAATGCTCGTAATGCTATCTACAAGGCAGCACGAAAGTATGAAGCCCTAGATATGGCAGACAACCGTACGGACATGGAAACCTTCATCAAGGAAGAAGTTGTTCGTAATCTGGCCGAAGAAAAGTTGGATGGTGCTCTGAACATTACACAGGTTCTGATTCGTAATGTAGTGCCTGCGGACAGTGTGGTAGCAAGTGCCAATGAACTAGTTCGTGCTAAGAATGAACTGAAACAGAAGGAAATCGAGGTCAAGACTGCTGAGGCTGAAGCTCGTCGTATGGCGGCGCTGGCTAATAACAGTTCAAGTTCAATTGCTTTTATGCAGGCTCAGGCTCAACTGAATATTTCAGAGGCAGTCAAGGCTGGTAAGGTTCAGACTATTATCATCCCAAGCACACTGACCATGTTGGGTAATGTAAAACAATAATGTGTTTTTGATAAAATAGCCTCTTACGGGGCTATTTTTATTTTATCAATCATATTGTTGGTATAAATACAAGTGCTCAATCTTAGTATTGAGTTTTAACACACACAGAAGGATAACAATATGATATTTTCATTTTTCAAAAACTTCTTTAATGATTTACGAATCAGGCAAGAAGAAGTAGACTACTATATTTCTACTAAAAATCCATCCAGTCCAGTTGATGTAGAATTCTGGCTAAGAAAATACGAACAGCAAAGGGTTGGAAAATGGATTTAATTAAAAACTCACTACAATATCTTTGGGATTTACTAGAAGATTTTGGTAGAGCAAAAGCAGCGGCCGCACTAGCAAGAGACGGCAAATATGATTTAGCACGAGAAATAATTTCAAAATCAAAATGCTAATTTAAAATGTATACTACGAGTATAATGACATACACACATACACAAGGAGAAAAACATGTCACAATTTGAAATGCCTAAGGCACCAGAAGTAAAGTTCAACAAGAACGGATATGAGATTCGCACAGAAATTCTTGGCATGGCCAAGGATCTCGTAGGAGAAGAATTTCATTCTAAGTTTCACGGTTGGGAACTAACAGTAGAGCGCGATCCAAAAAATGGACAAGCGGTAACTAGAGTTGGTATGCCCGAGTTTCCTGGACTAGATCAGGTTCTTGCTACCGCGGAAAAGATGTACGAATTCGTAAACGCGGGCACAAGATATTCTGGTAAAACAACCAAGTAATATCTAATCGTCATCAACGATAAAGGGTCAGAAATTCTGACCCTTTTTGCCATTTGACACAAAATATCCAGTATGCTATACTAGCATCATCTTAGAAAAAGATGAGAAAAACATGAAGACTTGGATTGGATCGGACTTTCATTGGGGTCACAGTGGTATCATGCGGCATTGCCCTGCTACTCGTGGTCACTACCATGATGTTGAGCATATGAATGCCGACATGACTGAGCGTTGGAATTCCATCGTAGGTACCAACGACGTGGTTTACATGTTGGGCGATATTGCTTTCATGAGCGGCTTTGAAGCCAGTAAAATTGTGGGTAGGCTGAATGGCCGTAAGATCCTGCTTGTTGGCAATCACGATAGTAAGACCATCAAGGATAGTAATTTTCGTCGATGTTTTCAAGAAATTCACAATTATCTGGAAGTCAAGTACGATGGCCGTCGTTTGGTCATGATGCACTATCCTCTGGTAGAATGGAATCAGTGCCATCATGGTGCCCTACATTTTCACGGACATCTGCATCAGAATCCAAGTGGACTGGAACGGTATCGTGCTCGAAACGTGGGCTGGGATTATACCGGACGATTTCTTTCTACCATGGAAGAAATGATTGAGGACGCTATGCGTGGTGAAATCAAACGCCATGGCGATGGTGAACAACCTGTAATGTAATTGAGAATTATATGAATATTGTACATGTCGGTTGGTGTCGTGAAGGCAATCACGACAAGGTCTGGGGTGTTATCCTGTTGAGCGAAGGAGTGTTCAATCGATTTGGATTTCTCTGTAATAAATATGCTACTTTCTGGGGCAGGCGCGGTGGTAAACTTCAGACAAAGATTTTTGAGGGCAGAACATGGGACGTTAAGGATATGTTTGATAAGAAGCTGAATAAAGGTTATAAGAAAATTAACCCAGACGATTTAGATCGTGTATATCCAGAATTTCGTGAAGATCTGGAGAAAACCGCGGTATGGGCGATACTATCATCTTGATGTTGTAGGAGAATAAAATGTTATATGTGGTTTCTGTTTTTCTGATTATTTTGAGTAGTTTGATGGGATGGTTAGAAGGACAACGTACTGTTGCTACAGAATGCCGACTACTAGGTGCATTCTATGTTGGTACTACGGTATACGAATGCCGTGTCAAAGAAAAGGTATGAATCAAACTGATCTTGATCTACTTGACCTTGCCGCGAAAGCAGCGGGATACAAAAAGTATTACTCACATTACTTAGGCAGAGACTCCTTTGTAACCTATGACGATGAATACTATAGCGAGGTCTACGAGCGTAGGGTAGTTGGTGAGAAAACTCTTGATTGGAACCCCCTCGCCGACGACGGCGATGCGCTGCGGCTGGCGGTGACGTTAAAGATCGACGTAAAGCACTACGACGATTATGTCGTGGGCTGGTTCGATGGTGGCTACATCGGAACTGGGCGCATTTTCTATGAAGGCGACCCCTACGCCGCCACCCGCCGCGCTATCGTCAGGGCTGCGGCTGAGATTGGAAGGAATATGACATGACTGAAACTGATCGTGAATTGTTGATGTTTGCCGCGAAGGCGGCGGGACTAACACCGGACATCGGAGTCTATATCAAAACCGGCCACATGCTTGTCAAAAGCGAGAGTGCCGAACAGCCCTTTTTCTGGAACCCCCTAACCGACGACGGCGATGCGTTTAGGTTAGCAGTGAAGTTGAATCTTTTTCAAGAACCTGCATTCACGTTGTATGAGCTTATCCCTGCTTCTATTGAACAAGATGCTCTCGTCGCCACGCGCCGCGCTATCGTCAGGGCTGCGGCAGAAATTGGAAGGAATATGAAATGAAAGACTGGATTATGGAACTGTGCCCTGAGATACAAGAATGGCAAGCGGAACTGATTGCTGAACATACACGGAAATTGGTAGAGGCTGAGCGTGAAGCGTGTGCGATTGCAGCGTGGTCAGTTGGTATGGATTTGTACCTAAAGCAACACGATGCGAGAGAAATTGGATCAGCATGTGCCCGTGCCATCCGAGCAAGAGGTGTAAAATGACTACAAACAGTGAAATAATTTCTAAAAATCTTGAAGATGTTTCCAAAGATGTAGTACAATACATTCAATACTTAGAAAACGAACTAGAAACCATCAGAAGAAATCTGCGTGAAGGTAAAAACACTGATAGTTCAGTTCCACTGAACAGTAAGGAAATATTTGAGGGAATAGATCGTATACCAAGAACAGTATATATGAACACATCATATGACATTGTTTTCTCTGTGTTCAGTCATGGTGTACATTGGGCAGAAATCAAGCATGGAGTACGAAAAAAATGAAAATTTTAGTTGATGAATCGGCGTTGAGGCAGTCGCTGGAGGCGTTGGAGAAGCAGCAAGAAACCCTCAAAGTGTGGCCCGATTACACCCTTGCCCCACATGAATGTGCAGCTATGGACGCATCAGAAAAAGCCATTACCACCCTCCGCGCCGTGCTGGCGCAGCCCGCCCTGGAGCCGGCGGCCGTGGTCGGCACTCAGTCTGACGTATGGCGCGGCTATAACGGCCAGTGGGTGCCGCCAGGAGCGCCCATCAAGATGGCGCACATGCTGCAGGATCTGCCGATCGGCACGATGCTCTACGCCGCCCAGCCCTATCGTCCGCGCTGCGACTGAGATTAGAAGGAATATGAAATGAATCGTAGGTCAACTGAAAAAAATGGCTGGGTAAACTTCCCAGTAGATAGTCCAGAATGGCAAAACACCAAAGAAGGTGGGATGTTTGTTAAACTTGTGGTCTGTGATGACCATGAGTTTGACGAACGATTTGGCATATGTTGTGGTGTTAATGTGTGGGATCAGGTAACAGAACAACTGTTTGCCGATGATCGTCGTCCTATGCCGGAGGATTGTGGTAGCAGCCTAGAACAATATGCCAGCGAAAAGGAATTCATCAAGGCACATGAGGAGGGGGTGAGGAAAATCCGAGAGTGGGAGGAATATCATTTCCCATATATTAATGAAAAGAATCCATCAGATCGTTCATATACCAGTCGTCCCTATCTGGCATCTATCATCATGGGTAGTACAGGGTGGAGTGGATACCGTGATGGTGTAGGTTTGTGGCATTGTACTTATGATGATTTGACTGAGGAAGGTCGGAATTTATATGACACAATTGCTAAATTGTATCCGGGCTGTAATTTACATCTGTTGACATTTTTGGATACCTAAAGGAATTTGACAATAATTTTAGGTTCTGCTATACTGTATTCAAGTTAGACAAACAGGAAAAACATGATTAAAGTCATAACTAATAGCCAGGGTAGCGGCGATTGGATTGTGGTAGTGGATACCAACACTGGTGAAACTCTGTTCCAAGGTCATCGTATCACACCTCTAGACCTGGTGCAAATTCTGTCGTTTGACAACAGTATCAAGGCAGAGTTGGTAGAGGTCACTGACGAGGAAATGGAAGAAAACTACTGATTTGACAGAAATTCCCAACTCTGTTATACTGTATTCACTGAGTTAGACAACACACGGAGAAGATGATGAACGACCGAATCCTTGAACTTGCCAACAAGGCAAACGAAGATGTTGGCTTTACTTTCAAGATGGAAGATGCTAAGAAAATTCATGAATTGATGGAAAAGTTCGCCGAACTTATTGTTCGGGAATGTGTTGGACGAGTGCGGTATTGTGTTCAAAACGATTTGGACTATATCGCGGAAGATATTGAACAACATTTCGGAGTTGACACAAATTCTTGAAGGTGTTATACTGTATTCAAGTTAGCAAGCAGGAGCACAGAATGGCAAACAAGGCAAAGATCGCTTACATGATTGAGTGCCAAACCAAGATTGCTCAGGGTCTGGAAAGGTCGCTCAAAGTCCTGCGTGAGGAAGCGGACAACGAGATGGTCTACACTCAATTGTCTGAACATAGCCCTTACTACACAAAGGCTATCAGTCAACTCGAAACCAGGCGTAAGTTGGCTTTTGCCAAGATTGATATTCTGAACCGGGCGCTAACCAAGGAGTAAACGATGACACCAAATCGTAAATCCGTCAAAAATATTACTGCCCGCGCCCTTCGCAAGTGTACGCAGTTCTATGCTGACGGTGTTCATGCATGGTGTACTCCGCAGGAATATCTTGCTCTGTGCTGGTATTTTGACGCAAAGCCTAGGGACTATGACTATTATCTTGCGCGAGTCAAGATAGGTGATTGTCGGCCAGGTACGCATTACATCCACGTCAAGAAGTGGAAAGATGTATTTCCTCAAAACAAGTATGCTGTGTTGGATTGCCGTATGAGCCAACCTTTTACTAAATGGTTGACGAGAATAATTCAAATGATCGTATAATTCACAAATGAACCAAATCAAATGGTCCGATTCATTGAAGAAACGCACTGATCCTGCATACTCAAACTATGATTGGTGTGGTAAGTACAAAGGTAAGTATGTCGATTTAACCTTGCGATATAACGGCACTTGGTCTTATTGGTTTGATGGCGAAAGAATTCAAGATGGGTTTCCTTCCCGTGAAATGGCCCTGCAAAAACTGACTGAATTTTTGGTGGTGAATGATGGGTAATACTTACGAAGTAAAAGCATGGGATCATGCTGTTGATAGCGATCACTATTATTGGTTGGAGATTTACAGAGGAGAAAGTTTGTTTAAGTCGTTATACTATCTTTGGTGGTGCCGAAAGAATGGTTGGAAACATATTAGACTAGAGTACCGCCCTTGGAATTGGTGAACAATATGAGAATGATTTGTAATAAAGCCGGATTGACTTATTGGGCAGATACTGACAATAATGATACAGTATTAAGTCCATACTTTGAAGATGAAGAAGATGCCATACAGTGGTATGGTCGTGTGGCTCAAATTATGTTTGAGGAATTTGATGTCAATAATCAAGGCATTGTAGATGCGATTGATAGATGTAGAAATAGTTTCGGAGTTAAAAAAATGAACCAAAGATTTAATGCCCACGACTTGTGGACTCGGGTTTGTCAGGAAGAAATGCCAGAGTTGGATGAGAGTTGTATGACCATGCAACGTACTAGAAAGTTCGCCGAGTTGCTTGTGCGGGAATGTGTTGAACAAGGTAAACAAATTCAATCTCAATCAGTCTCCAATGGTTCAGAAGAATACAACACCGGCAGAGAGATGGGCATTGAAGTTTTTCTGAATCAGATTAAAAAGCATTTCGGAGTAGAGTGATGGGGTACGGCGAACCGGGTTGGGAATGGGATACTAAAGAACAAATAGATATGTTCGATGAATATGTTAAAGAAACCGCAGACCTCAGAGATAGACCCAGAAACTTTGAAGCACTGGGATATGACGAAGCAGAATGGGAAGCCTTCTGCTATGGTTGGAACGCCGCTAAAAAGCATTTTGGAGTTAAAGAATGAACGAAAGAATCCGACTATTTGCTGAACAGGCTGGCGCTGTCACGTTTGGCGGTAAGATTTGTTTGTTTGGCGATCAAGATATTGAAAAGTTCGCCAAGTTGATTGCCAAGCAATGTATGGATCTTGTCAAGGATTGTTACGCAGAGCCTGGGCTATCCTTGTATCAAAGTGTATGTGCCTCAACAATCATTGAAGAACACTTCGGAGTTGAAGAATAAACATTATAATGGCAACGAGAGACGAAAATGAATGAAAAAACTTACATAGTACAACCTAAATTAAAAAATAATGTGAGGCAAGAAGTAATCGACTGGTGTTATCAACAATTTGGTGATCCCCATAAAGGGCAAGGAGATGAAGAATATCATGATTGGTCAATAACCAGTAATTATACAAGAGATATAGATGCAGATTTTGATTTTAAGTGCGTAAATGAAAAAGATGCGATCTGGTTTGTTATGAAATATGGTGGCGATATGCATATTAAAGAACAGTTTGACATTAAAAAATATTTTGACTTTGAAGAATGAAAACCTATAAATTTCGTCCAAGTGATCCATATACACTAAAAGTTCGTAGACAATTAAAGATAGCATATCCTAAAGAACTTTCCAATAGATATGTTCGTCATTGGCATCTTTGTCATATTGTGCGAGTTGGTGGGCATCTACACTATCTTGCCGATCACGCACCGTCTCCAATTCGAAAGAAGTGGAAACCAGTATTCAAGAAATTCATTCAACGACATCGTAAATTTTAAGGAATAAAAATGAGAATCGGTAACCCACTAGAAGCACTTGCCCAATCCCTTGCCCACGCTCAGTATGAGGGCTTTGGTGAAGTAGAATATGAGGACCGCGATTGGGAACACTATCGCAAAACCAAAGAAGATCGTAGGATCAAAAAAACCCGTAAACACTCAGCATACGATATCAGTGTTTACTCAATGTTCCCCCAATCGTGGAGTTCAACCGCACTGGGTTTTGGTGGAATTGGTGGTCAAGCAATAACTCCAGCATATACCGTCATTGTTGAATCTGATCATACGGGTGAATACTGTGTATACTTTGGTGGTCGATTTGCCTACCGTGTTAAAAGTCTTACTCAAAAGTTTCGGGATGATGTTGCTAGGCAATATATGGCAGAAGTAAGTGAGGCACACAAATATGAAACCAGTAATTGATTTAGCAGTAGAAGGTTTGAAGAGTGGTGGTGTACCACATGCTGAAACATTTAGGGTATTTTTTGAACAGGTATATCACTGTGGATATAGTGATGCGGTACGAGATTTAGACAATAAACGGGTATATTCTGATCAAGAAAAGTCATATCATGGATGTCGTGTTTGTGGTATAGGCAGCGATGGTCGAGCGTATGGTTATGTTTGTCCACGTAGTGATTGTCCTACCCGTGTGACCTGTACTTGACGATAAATTCGGGTTCTGTTATACTGTATTTGTTGTAGCGAAAAGGACCCATCATGATTAACAACAATTCTTCTGTTACCTCTATTGTAGTAAAATATACTTGGCGAGAATTGACCAATGAAGGTCTAATGCCAATTCAATATACTGGTTATTCATTTAGAGGATATGGGACACTTTTGTTTGATGATGTATATGATAGCGAGGAAGATGCTATCTCGGATTTCCTAGATCATTTCAAAAATAATAAGTATATTCACCCCCAATACGTATTGATCAAAGTATATGGCAAGTGTGAATAATAACCCCACACTTGACCTAGTTATTGTTGTGTGCTACAGTACATGCATTGGAGGTTAGATCATGAATATGAGGATCAAGGATTTTTACGAGCAGGGTGAGGATGTTCTTATTGAACACATTAATGGTAGTTATTACCATTATACCCGTAATCTACTGAATAGTCTGGATGATTCTCCAGCAGTTCGTTTGCCAGACGGAACTAGACTATGGTATAATTGGGGTAAACTTCATCGAGAAGGTGGTCCTGCTGTTATATGGACGAATGGCTCTAAATGGTGGTATACTCATGGTAAGCAAGATCGAGTAGATGGCCCAGCAGTCGAATGGGCCAATGGCGATAAGGAATGGTATATCAATGACATTAAATTGACCGAGGAAGAATTCAATAAACAAACACAGAAAAGCACCTGCGAAAATCGTACTGTAATTATAGACGGTGTTGCCTATAAACTCGTCAAGGAATAATAGTTTGACAGAAATTCCCACACCTGTTATACTGTATTTGTTGTAGCGAAAAGGACCCATCATGCTTAAGCCTAAAACTATCAATCTCCTCATGAATCTGAATTCCACGGCAATCAATATCTGTGCCATCGAAAACGGTTATCGTGACGCTAATTTTCATCAGACTGAGTTTGTTGGAATCACAGGGGATCTTAATTTTTGTTACAAGGTGCGGTTCAAAGAAGATGGCGAATGGCAAACCTGCCAGGTTTATTTGAAGAAGAACACTGAAACCGGCAAAATTCAGTTTGAATTCTGAAAGTGATTTGACACTATTTAAGAATAGTGTTATACTGTATTCACTGAGTTAGACAACACACGGAGAAGTGAAATGAACGAACGAATTCGTGAACTTGCTAAACAATGCACCTACGAATATGATGACGACTTTGGAAAGCCGCATAACGACTTTGATTATGAAAAGTTCGCCAAGTTGATTGCCAAGGAATGTGCGACTGCCATTATTAATGACCGCCGATTGAATGATGTTAGAAGTGCGGCTAACGGATGTGTAAGAACCATTAATGAACATTTCGGAGTGGAATAATGAACCAACGAGTTTTTGATATGGCCCGACAATCGGGTGCCACAGATGAAAAAGGTAGCCGTGCTGAACATGTATTTTGTTTCACTAAAGATGAACTAAAAGGGTTCACCCAAACAATTATCCAAGACATTTTGACTGTTGTCAAAAGTGAACACAAATTGGCACTAGAATTTCAATGGGATGCTGATGACACTGCCATCGCAATTCGTGATGCTATCAAGAAACGGTTTGGAGTTGCGGAATGAAGGTTTATCTAGTATGTGAAACGGTTGATCTAGGATATCATGTTGTTGCAGGATATCTTTCAGAAAATCGTGCTAGAGTGGAGATGGAGAAATTAAATGAGGAAGCCTTCCAACAAAAAGTTCAAGATTTGATGGAAATCGGTTATAATAAGGAAAATGCCGAAAAGTATGCCCGGCAACTACATTATTACGGACTTTACGAACTAGCCGAAGTGGATGTTGAAGAATGATGTGTAATTGACAATAATTGCCGATTCTGTTATACTGTATTCACTGAGTTAGACAACACGGAGAAGATCATGCTGTATCCCGCGAACTATGATCATCGTATCTCTTGGCTGGAATACGAAGAGTGGTTGGGTATGTTTGTAGAGAAGAGTTTCAAGACCGTGTCTGATGCTGTGGATCTGCATGTGGCCAGTCTTCGTCGGCGTGAATATGATTCCGCTGGTAATCAAAACATCACTCGCATCCGTGTGGAGAAGATTTAATGATTCACTTCTTGAACATCACCATCCAGTGTAAGGGATCATATGATTTCCGTGCTTTCTTGGATTGGGCCGACGATCAGTCCATGACCCGATATCAATTGCGTGGGTATGGAGAAACTCCGGGCAAGGCTGCTGATGATGCTTGGAAGAAATACAACGGTGACCGTGATTCGTATATCAGTGACGAACAGGTGTGGAAATGAACGAACGATTTGCCAACAACAAGATCTATCTTCTGGCCAAAGAGGCTGGGTTGATTGAATTTGAAAAGTTGACCTGGAATCCTGAATTACAATCTCCTACATATGAAAGTGTAGCCAAGGCAAGAAAATTTGCCGAGTTGTTGATTCGACAATGTGCTACAATAGCAGATCAAGCAGAACCTTACAAGGCCAACGATTTAATTCTAAAACATTTCGGAGTTGACAAAAATTCTTGAAGATGCTATACTAGCATAAATAAACAAAACAGGCAGATAGACTTCCTGTTATCAACAAATAGAAAGGATTTTTCTATGTCTACGGTTACTGAAATTGCCGCTGAAATTGCGCGGCGCAAGCAAGAACTTGCCGAACTTGAAACTCAACTTGAGGTCGCTAAAACCGAACCCGACGATTATCGTCTGGCTCGTGAACTCCATACCTTGCTGTGTAAGTGGAATCATACCGACGGTTGTGGCTGGTATTATGAATTCAAAGACAAACAAGATGTATGGACTGGTGATGCTCATTACCGATATTTGACCAAGGCTCGTAGGTTGACCCATCAGTGTCAAACTAAAAACATTAGCACTCAAGATGCTATTGAAATTTTCAAGATGGTCAAGGAATAAATCATGGAAACTTATACCGTAAAAGTTTATGAAAATGGTACTCGTCATTGGTATCAAAATGATAAACTTCATAGACTAGACGGCCCCGCAGTTGAAAGTTCCATTGGTACCAATGAATGGTATCAAAATGGTCTACGACATCGAGAGGATGGCCCAGCAGTTGAATATACAGATGGCCATTGTTTTTGGTATCAAAATGGTAAACTCCATCGTCTAGATGGACCAGCAGTTGATCATACCAACGATGATCAAACTTGGTGTCATTCTTGGTGGATCGAAGGAAAACAATTTACCGAAAAAGAATTCCTTAAAAAGATCAAAAAAACCACCTGCGAAAATCTTACTGTAATTATCGACGGTATCAAATACAAACTGGTCAAGGAATAAATCATGTCTAAGAAGTATGATACACTTGTATTCGTGGCGCGACTACAACCCATACATAACGCCCATGTAACAATTATCAAGATGGCCATGGCAATGGCTCGTCAGGTAATTGTTATTGTGGGCAGTGCTCATCAAGCCCGTACCTTCAAGAATCCATTCACCAGCCATGAGCGTGAATGTATGATCATTGATGCCCTGCGTGATACCGAAGAAGAATACGATTGTAGCCTGCGTATTGAACATAATATTGATACCATCTACAACGATCAGGCCTGGATGATCCGTGTCCAACAACTGGTAGGCAAACATACACTGGGCATGACCAAGATTGGACTGATTGGACATGACAAGGACGAAAGCAGTTTCTATCTCAAGTGGTTCCCGACTTGGGCCCGTGAAGAAGTAGAACTGCTGGAGCCACTGAATGCTACAAACATTCGTGATCTATATTTCCGGCGTGATGTCAATCTAAAGTTTTTGGAGCGTGTTGTACCAGCAAGCACACTCAACACACTGGCTAACTTCATGACCACGCCAGCATTTGAACAAATTGTTCGTGAGCGTGAATTCATCGCACAGTACCGTAAGCAATATGAAAGCCTACCATATCCGCCCATCTTTGTTACAGCGGATGCCGTGGTAATCCAAAATGGTCATGTGCTAATGATCAAGCGTCGTAGTGAACCTGGTCGTGGGTTGTGGGCATTGCCTGGTGGATTTGTCAATGCTCGTAGTGACCGTAGCGTGGAGGATGCTGCTATTCGTGAACTGCGTGAAGAAACTGGTATCAAGGTTCCTGTGCCCGTGTTGCGTGGTAGCATTGTGCGTAGTAAGGTGTTTGATGCGGTGGAACGAAGTGCCCGTGGTCGTACAATTACACATGCCTATTTCATTGTGTTGACAGGTGAAGAATTGCCTAAGGTCAAGGGTGCCGATGATGCTGAAAAGGCTCGTTGGGTTCCTATTGCCGAAGTCAAGAGTGATGAATGCTTTGAGGATCATTGGGAAATTATTCAACATTTTGTAGGAGCTTGAAGATGCCGTGTCGTGATTACTATGATGATCATCCTGAAAAATATTTCAAGGATGTTACTGAGCCTGCGCTAAAGAAACAGATTGCTTTTGCTGAAAGTGCGCTATGTCAAACATTGGCAGATTTTGAGCGAGTTTTAACTGCCTTACATGAGGCACATCCTGATATCTATGAACTATCTCCGAAACCACTTGATCATATTAACTATACAGAAGCAGGCATCACTCGTAAGGAACTTGAACGGTGGTGGAAGCAGCATAAGAAGTTGGATGCACAGCATCGTGAAGCAGAGCGGCTAAAGAAGATCAGAGAATCTGCACTGTCTAAACTCAGTGAAGAAGAAAGAAAGGTATTGGGAGTAAATTAATGAAGGAACGAATCCGTGACCTACAAATTCAAGCCTTTGCTGAATGTAAAACATTCGAGGACAATAAGGTTAGAACTGATGAAGTGTTTGAACGATTTGCCGAACTAATTGTGCGGGAATGTTGCGACATTGCCTATGAACATGACGCACCAAAAATGAGTGGTCCTGGTATGATTATTGCCGGTAGGATCAAACAACATTTTGAAGTTGAAAATGATTAAACATACAACTGTCTAAATGAGTATAACTATGGGAAGATCTCTAATTCCAAATGTTGGTACGGTGTCGGATCAATTGATGGCCAAAGACCGTTTGATGATCATGATCTGCCAGTGGCATAGGAATGGCACATCATTCAATAATCGTCATTGGCGTAACGATGTTCCAGACATTGATCTAGATCGACTAGAGCGTGAATGTGGAATTAGATTTCGTAGATGGAATACACCGTGGGCAAATAATTTATATCAAGTAGCAGATTTTGAAGTGATAGATGAAAAAATCTATGCATGGTTCTTATTGAAGTATGCTTAGTCGGTTGACACAAAAATGGGTTTGTGTTACACTGTGTTTAGTTCGGTGATAGACACTGAACATTTTAGATAAAAGGAGTTTTTATCATGAGTATTAGTAAGTCAATTTTGTTTAATGTAGATAGTTACAAAGTATCAATGCACTGTCAAATGCCACCAGGTACTACTGGTGTATACAGTTACATTGAAAGCCGTGGTGGTGAATATGATCGCACTGTATTCTTTGGGCTTCAAGCGTTCATTAAAGAATATCTAACCGTGCCCATCACACAAGATGAAATCAATCTTGCGGATGAAATTCTTACAGCGCATGGAGAGCCATTCAACCGAGCAGGTTGGCAACACATTCTGGATCAACATGGTGGTTATCTCCCAGTTGTTATTCGTGCTGTTCCTGAGGGTACGGTAGTCGGTACTAAGAATGTATTGGCAACCGTTGAGAACACTGATCCAGCAGTGCCCTGGCTAACCACCTGGTTGGAAACTGCCCTGCTCCGTGCTGTTTGGTATCCTACTACGGTAGCAACTCGTAGCTGGCATATTCGTCAAACTATTCTCAAGTATTTGGAGGAAACTGGTGACCCTTCTGGCATTGACTTCAAGTTGCATGACTTCGGAGCCCGCGGTGTTTCTAGTTTGGAAAGCGCGGGCATTGGCGGAGCCGCTCACCTTGTCAACTTTATGGGCACGGATACAATTTCTGGTATCCTTTATGCTCGTGAGTACTATAACGCTGGCATTGCTGGCTTTAGTATTCCTGCCGCAGAACACTCAACCATCACCAGTTGGGGCCGTGACGGAGAAGTAGATGCTTATAGAAACATGCTCACTCAATTTGCTCGCCCCGGTTCTATCCTCGCTGTCGTTAGTGATAGTTACGATATCTACAACGCTGCCGGAAAACTCTGGGGAGAAGAACTTCGCCAACAAGTCATTGACAGTGGTGCTACTGTTGTTATTCGCCCTGATAGTGGCGATCCTGTGGAAGTCAACCGTCGGTTGATCCAAATCCTTGGTGAAAAGTTCGGCTATACTGTTAACGCCAAGGGTTACAAGGTTCTTAAGTATGTCCGTATCATTCAAGGTGACGGTGTGAACGAGACCAGTATTCTAGCCATTCTTGAAATGCTTAAGGATGGTGGTTGGAGTGTTGACAACATGGCATTTGGTATGGGTGCTGAGTTGGGTCAAAAGGTAAATCGTGATACGCTAAAGTTTGCCATGAAGGCATCGGCGGTATGTATCAACGGTGAATGGGTGCCTATCAGTAAGGACCCTATAACTGACCCAGGCAAGCGTAGCAAGACTGGTCGTGTTACACTATATCGTGGTCATGATGGCAGTTATCACAGTGGTGTGGAAGATTGGCCCCAGAGTGCCCTTGAAACGGTATATGAAAACGGTCGTTTGATCCGTGACATGACCTTTGAACAAGTTCGCAAGAACGCTCGTGGTTAAAAGATAGAGGCCTTGTGCCTCTATCTTATTTTAGGAATTTGTAATGAAAGAATGGAGTCATCTGCCTAATGCCCATCATATTGATTGGGTGTTGGCTTCATTGAAAGAAAACCCAGAATTCTGGTCTGCGGCTTGGGGTGGGGCTTGGGATGCTGCTAGGGCTGCGGCTTGGGATGCGGCTTGGGATGCGACTTGGTCTGCGGCCAGGGGTGCGGCTTGGTCTGCGGCTTGGGATGCGGCTCGGTCTGCGGCCAGGGGTGCGGCTAGGGCTGCTGCTAGTGTTGCGGCGGGGGATGCGATTTCCGCACTTGTTGCATATGATGACTGCGATCAATTCCTGTCTATGTCATATGAGAGATTAAAAGTTTGGGCTATTCTCAGTGAAGATCCCCGAGCCGTATTACTACTTCCAATGATCTATGTAAGGGAAAAACTAAATGAGCAATGCATGGTCACACCTGCCTAATGCCCATCATATTGATTGGGTATTGGAGTCTGTAAAAGAAAACCCAAAATTATGGGTTGCGGCTTTGAATGCGGCTTGTAATGCGGCTTGGAATGCGGCTTTGGGTGCAGTTCGGGGCGCGGCCTGGGATGCGGCTAGATCCGCGGCTTGGGATGCGGCTAGTGATGCTGCTTTGGATACTGCCCAGGATGCGATTGCTGCGCTAGTTGCCTATGATGACTGCGATCAATTTCTGGCTATGACTTACGAAAAACTCCGTGTTTGGGCTATACTCAGTGAAGATCACCGAGCAGTATTGCTACTTCCAATGGTCTATGTAAAGGAGAAATTGGCTAACCTGACCCTACAACCTGCTTGATTTTAATAGTAAAATACTGTAACATGTCTACATGAAGAACATCAAACGAACACCAGACGCCCAACCTCTAAATGATTGGAATTTGCTACTAATATTGGTATATAGTCCGGGAAATCGTATTCCCACTATTGCCTGTCTTTGCGAGTCATACGAAGTAGATGATGACGGTGTTTTAAGTATTTTTTGTGATGATGCCACAACCATAGTTGAAGATTACAGTTGGTATCAGGTATTTAACGGTACTAATGAAGAATTTACTAAACTAAGCACAGATATTGAAAATTTTGTAAACAATCTACAGGAGCAAACAGGTGAAACAACAATGGACCGATAACCAATACGATGAATTTGAAGAAAAGATGACCACCGCTTTTCCCAAAATGTTCTCAAATCCTTACGGTGGTTTTGCGGTTGGCGCAGGTTGGTGGCCAATCATTGAAAGTCTTTGCCGTAACATTCAAGGTCATCTTGATAATCGTGAACGCACTAGGGAAGCATTGCTAAAAAATAATCCACACAATATTAGTATTCCAGATACCATCCCGCAAGTTGTTGTAGCACAAATTAAAGAAAAGTTTGGTGGACTACGCTTTTACTACGACGGTGGTGACGAATATATTAGTGGTATGGTTCGCATGGCAGAAAGTTGGGCAGGGAATACCTGTGAAGAATGCGGTGTGCCAGGTGAACTCCGTATGGGCGGATGGATCCGTACCTTGTGTGATCATCATGAAGCGGAACGGCAAAGGCATCAAAATGAAACTACTGTGTGACGACATACAAGGTATCTATGTGTGGGTTGAAGAACACGATGAAAACATTGAATTAAGCCCACATTTTGACTATGAAGAAGACGCTGTTCTATGGCGTGAACGAGTAAGTAAACTACTCAAGGATAACAAACATGAGTGATTTTCAAGTATCCGATGTTGGCACAGTAGAAAAACTACAAGTGAGGATTGGTCGTCTTCTCAAGAAAATTGATAAACTAAAACAGCAACGAGACCACTACAAAGAACAACACAGCCATTATGCCCATATTATTGAAATGCAGCCATACATTGAGCGTAGATGGAAATCTTATACCGAAGAAGTTGAAAAGCGAAAATATCATCAACAAAATGCCAAAACAGTAGTAGAGCAATCCAAATTGATTGAAATGTTGATGAAAGAAAATGAACAGTTACGCAGTAAATTATGATTAGAGATAAAGAGTATTTTGTATCTTACTTAAAAGATAATCAAACTCTACTTCCATTTGAAGAGTGGAAGAAAAATACAAATTTATATAAAATTTGGACTCAACGAGTTGATGACGATGATATCCGTTATAAACTGTGTAATGGTGATGTTAATACATTTGTAAGCCATGTTTATACTTTCTTAGAAAGTAATCTAGACAATTTTCTATATAGAGTTTATGATAGTTCTTTTTCAGATAGGGGTTTTAGTCCTATAGAGAAAATAGCCAGTGATAGTGATAGCGTTTCGAGCAAATCAAATAATTCTGGATATTTCAGAAATATTTGTATGGAAGAAATTGTTGAATGTGGCGGCGACAATGATATTTCCCTATCAATAAAAACAGCAATAGAAAAAACATTAAAGGGGCAGGTTAGAAAATGCTTCTTTATGCCATCTGTTTATGAGGATGTACACAATAATCGTATTGGTTCAAATATGGTGTTGTCTTTTAACAAATCATGTAAACTGGCCTCAATACTATCACCTAATGTATATCACTATCTATTGAAGACTTTGATAGGACATTCTGAACAGAAACCCAAGGATATATTATTTTCAACAGCATCGTGGTGTGTACCGGTTATTGCGGTTGAGAATTTAGGCTACGAAAATGTATCAATCGTGGATGTTCAGACCGAAGTTTTGAAAAAGTGCGAACAAGTTTGGAAAACAAGACAAGAACAATCATTATTTGAATTTGGTGATTATAACTTGAATACATATTGTGTTCCCAGTGAACTAATGGACCAAGTAATAACACAAAAATATGATCATATTATATCCTGTCCTCCATATTATGATTTAGAAATATATTCTGGCAGCGATCAACAATCTACTGATTTATATAAAACATATGAGGAGTGGTTGGAGAAATATTGGCGACAAACGGTAATTGCCAGTAAGAGTCTGTTGAAAGAAAATGGCATATTTGCGTTTATCATGGGACATAACATTAGATATCGTTTCATGGCAAATGACATGATAGAGATTGTCAAGCAAGAAAGATTACAATTAATAAATCAAATAAAGATTATGCCTAAAAAGAAAACAAACTCTATACATTCATCTTCAATTGAAAAATATGAAGTCTGCTCTTACTTTATACCGATCTAATATGAATAATACCGATGTAATCACAGTGATGCGTCGTAGATGTGAAGCAATGATATTATCCATGGTAGGTGCTGAAATGGCACCTGATTGGTGGAATCGTAAAAACTATGCTTTTGATGGCAGAACACCTAATGAAATGTTTGAACAAGATCCAGAAAGAGTATACCGATATATTTGTGGTCATGTAGACGGTTATTGGTAATAAATAAGAAAAATGAGATACTTTAGTTATAACGAATATGCCCCAGATAGTCCACTAGCAGATAGCAGTGGTGGATATGTTGTTACTAAATCAGAAGAAGAAATCATACGAGAATATTGGCCATACTGGTATGAACAAATGTGTAAACGGTATGAACAATCCTATGTGGATGAAACATATTCACATTTAGATTGTATTGAAGATTGGTGTGTAGTACATTGGGCATGGGAAAGTAAATAGTCAGATAAATATCTTAATGCGAATTAAAGATATCCTAGAAGCCCGTAAGAATCCAGAACAAAATCCCAAAACATCTGTTAATGATGTCATATACGATGAATTCTTGAAGATGAAAGGGGACAAATCTGGTGGCACCATTGCTGGTGTTACTAATCTATTTGTTAGTTTTACTGCTATACCAAAATTAGGTATTAATCCAGGCAGTACCTACAATACTCCCAATGGCATATATGCTTATCCAGCAGAATATGTGATGAAGGTGGCTGGCACAGATGATCCAATGAATATGTTACCATTCGCAGGTGATCAACCCTGGGTTAATTTGTTTACAGTGGCAAATAATGTAATTAATGTCAGAACCTTAAACAAAACCGATTATAAAATGTATATCAACGATTTAGAAAAAAAATTCGTTGAATCTGGTATAATGTCATCAAACAAATTTAAAGTAATCGTTGATAATGCTGATACCGATGCCGCAAGAGCAGATTATTGGGGCGGACAGTTATGGTATGTAACCATGAAGATCGCAGAATATTTGACCACAAAACGAGGTGGTCAACGAAACAATAACTGGAATGCGGTATGGCGTCGTATAGGTATAGTTGGTGCGGTAGATACCGGTGCTGGAATTATTCATGAAGGTGAACCCACACAAGCAGTATTTTTTGATCCAAGAGAAATTGATGTCTTAACCCGCGTGGCAAACAAATATAGTCCAGAAAAAATGCGCTATCGTCAAAGACTGGGCTTTAGACAGGCAGATAAGAGATATAGACAACTTGAGGAATTACGCACTTTCCTTCAAACAAAACCTTCTGTAGCAGATCTAATGGACTGGTTAAATCAAACTGCGGATCGTTGGGATTTATTCCCTCGTCTGCCCAAAGAATACAGACATAGAATGCTATCTAAATTCTCACATTATTTAACTTTCTTTCCAGGTGGAAAAATACCGCGAGAAGATTATTTGGCCGCATTGACCAATAATCCATTACAAACTTTAGACCTCTATGCTTCAAATAATAAATTACAAAAATGGTATAATTTCGTAAATCAACAACAATTAGCAGCAATATTGGAAAATTGGCGTCTTAAGAATCCAACTTATGGCAAAGACAATTACACCAAAATTTGGGAATTGATGCGTAGTATTGTTAACCCAAATAGTTTTCGGATTGATAAAACATTTAAGATGCATCCTGATTTAGCAAAAGTATTGTTGAAGTTTAATCCAGAAATAATTATTGAAATTATTCAGATGAACAATAGCCCAGAGATAATTGATTTTGCTAGGCAGGTAGCAGAAGAACAAAATAATTTCTCTGCTCTGAGATTCATCAATAATATTGGCAAGCAACAATCATAAATAGAATATCATGTTAATTAAAGAAGTCATTGACCCACATATCTTAAACAAGATAGATATTAAACCAGATGATCCACGATATCCAATGTATCGGGATACTATTGAAAAATATACATCCGATAGTGGTAATATATCAGATTTACTACACAAAATGTATAGAGGTGGTGCTGTCCCAAACGCTAATAATCTTAATCTTGAAGAAATAAAAATGTTAGATGATATTATGTATCATCATCCAATAAAGCGTAGTATTACTG